TCTTCTCAATTTTGATCAATGAACCTTTATGGAGAATATCAGCCCATGCTAAAGACAATACATCTGATACTCGTAGTGCAGTGCAGAATGCCAGTCGAGCATATAGTTCCCATAAATATTGCCGATCCTTATGAAGAAGGCGTAGTAACTTCTTATATTCTTCCATAGGAAGATAATCACTTTTAGTTAACTGATTTTTCTTTGCCATAATTATATCAATTCATTTACTTAATGCAAAAGTATGATATTACATTCAATTATACAAATTTAGAAGCGATTAATATCAATTTAAATCAATATTAATCGCTAATACATTGTAATTCAATAATTTAATTATTAAAAAAATCACAGAATTCTTCAATTGATAAAATTGGTATCCCCAATAATTTGGCCTTGGATATTTTTGATGAGTTGGCAGACTTGTCTTTCACCACCAAATGTGTTGTTTTTTTAGACACCCCACTAACAATTTTTCCTCCTTCGTTGGTGATTACTTCTTCAAGATTACTATCTCGAAATCCTGATACACAGATGGACAAACCTTTACATTTACCTTCCAGCACAGCGGTCTTTGGGGACAATTTGTAAGGTATTTTAGTTTCCTCTAAAAAGGCCATAAATGGAAAATACCCCAACAATAAGTTTTGTACAGTTATAGGACAATTTTTAAAGTCTTCGCTTTGAACATCCGGTTCGTGATTGATATACCACCCTTGACAGAACGAGCATAAATCCTCATCATCCATTTCATCCAATATTTTTTGGGCCTTTATTTTTCCTATTCCTTTAAAGCAATCGCTGGCTTGCATTAAAGTCGCCAAATCAACTCCTTGCATGATTTTTCTGTTATTCTCCAATATTATATTTGAAATACTGTCTCCGAATCCTTCGATTTTTATCAGATCGTTAAAAGTAACGTTAAGAATCGCCGGTATAGAAGTAAAGCCTGCATTGAATATTTTGGATAATGTTTCTTCTCCCATATTTTCAGCCCCACATGTCAAATAGAAAAATATAATTTTAGCTAATTGAACACCTGGACAACTAGGATTAGTGCAACACAGTTCTATGTGATTCTCATTCCACATAGTCGATGAACCACAATGAGGACACTCTGACATTTCATCCCATAATTTTTCTTGTTCTTCTTGTGTTGCTGGGCTAAGAGTTGATAGAATCTTAGGAATTACCCCTCCAGAACGGGTAACTAATATTTCAGCCCCCTTCGCTATTTCGTGATCATTAATCCAACCGGCATTATATCCAGTAGGATTTTCCATGTTACAATCTCCAGTATCAACCATTTCAATATTGACCACAGGTTTAAGGGCACCTGACTTACTGACTTTCCATACAATACCCTTAACTGTTGTTTCAAAAGATTCTGTAAAATCTGGATGTTTGTAGGCAATAGCATATAATGGATTTCCAGATGTTTGATGTCTGCCAATAACTTCCCATAAGCGCAAATCATCAACATAAATTACAATACCATCAATTGGGTATATCTTACTCCACTCTTTGAATAAATTCATCAGTAGCTCTTCATTTAGTTCATCTATAAAAGCGAAATGGTAAAGATGCTCTTGTTGATAGATATTACAAATAGTTTCTATCAGACTATGGAAGTTGTTATAATCATGTAGGGAACTCTCATCCACTCCATATCTGAAGAAAGAAGCGTGTTCAAGATAATCACACGGCTCATCTCTATTTAAAAGACCGGCAGCTGTATTACGTGGTGATTTAAAAATATCTCCTGTGAATTTAGAACGTTTTCCATGAAAATGTTGCTCCCAATCACTTCTGTTGATGACAAATTCTCCAAAAGTATAATGAAAACTGCTGGCCGGATTATAACATTGAGTGGATGCTTGATAATGGTTAGTACAATCTTGCCCTTCATTTTCTATCCCTCCACGAGAATATGCCTCACCAGTTAATTCATTATATAGTAGAGAAAGACCATCCAGCTTAGGCATACATACTACACCTGCATTTCCTTTCAAGCCTAAAGACATATACCATTTTTTAAGTTCTGATATATCCTTTACTTTATTTAAAGATTTCATTGGGATTGGCAAAGCCCGTTTTCGGGTTTCAGACACAAAAGCGGGTTCGGTATGTTTGAACCATTCATTGTCTGGATCAAGTGTTTTTAATAGTTCTATTTCTGCATCATACTCCGCATCTGAAATTTCTGGCGCACCCATACGATACATTTTATTGTGCCGCTTAATCATATCAAGCAACACATCTTTTGTTTCAACTGTAAAATTAAGCTCCATATCCTATAATATTTATAAATTAAATTAAATAATGGGGCACATAAAACGTACCCCATATTTCTTATTTTATTCCAGAATGCCCAAATCCTTGTTCACCGCGTTCTGTGGCCTCTAAATCTTCGATTGAAGAAACAGGCTCCCATTCTGCTTGTTCATATTTAGAGATAATCATTTGAGCAATCCGTTCCCCGTCATTAACAGTAAACGGCTCTGTTCCATGATTAATAAGAATTACACCTACATCACCTCGATAGTCGGCATCCACGCATCCAGGAGAATTAAGACAAGTGATTCCTTTTTTAAGAGCCAATCCACTTCTAGGCTGAATTCTTGCTTCAAAACCTTCTGGAAGTTGTATGTGTAATCCTGTTGGAACCAATACACGTTCTCTAGGATTAATAGTAATTGGAGCATCAATATTTGCTCTTAGGTCCAGTCCTGCTGATTGCTTAGTTGCGTATTGAGGCAACGGATGTTTTGATATACTATAAACTTTTACTTTCATACGTTCTATTGTTTTTATTATATTTCCATTTTTTACGATTCATCGCCATCGTAGGATATGTCTGACGTTCGATACCACATAATTTGTCATATTCCTCTAACTTTAATGAACCTATATCTGATAATTCTATTTCAACATCACTGCCTATATATCTAAAATAATACATACCATTGGAAATCAATGTACCGACACAGGCCTTAGAAATATTTCCAGGCTTTAAACCGCTGATTTTAGCTGCCTCATTTACTGAAGCAGCCATAAGAGCCAATGTTTTTCTGCGATTAAATATTAAGACAGCTTTGGGTTTACGAAAAATCTTCTCTGCCATCCCAAATTTGTTTGAGCAATTCTGGAGGAAGCCTTTTCTTTACCAACGAAATTAAATGTGTATCTGACACAACAACTCCAGTAACAAACATTTCGTCTATTATTTCATTGATATATGCGCAGAATTGCGGATCAACATAAGATAAAAACGGATAGCATAAACATCCGTCAATCAATTGATGCCCCTCCGTGTTGATTGATACCAGTTTCTCTCAAGGCAACTTGTAAGTTTCTGCAATAGCCTTGATTTGGAAATCAAACTTATGAAAGAAGTCTTCTATGCTTAATTTATTGTCGGGGTCTTTAGATTGGAGATAATATGTAGCATCAAAAATTCTGCTACCATCAAAATGAGTTCCAAAAAGGAGATTAGGAAATTCCGGGAGTGAGACTTCTGTACATTTGATATTTATAATTTTCCCGGTTCCCTTAGGAGAAGTCATTATACCCTAATGTTGTTTTGATGAGTTTCAGGTGTAACCATGACCGATTGTGCTTTGTCATATTTGACATTGCGAATAGTATATTCACGTGTTTCCCCAGCCTGTTTTAAGTAAGTGCGAATATTTTCTATCGCTTCAGATGAAGAATAAGCCGGTACATAAATTGTACTGTTGGAACTTTTGGTTTTACCAGTCTTTTCGTCCACATCATAATAAACAAGAGATACTTGATACAACCCAACTTCTGTATCTTCACTTTCTTCAAAAAAATAGGATATTAATCCACAAATTAGTTCAGTATCAGTAGCAAATGTATCGTTATAAGCAACTTCTGAAATTTTGGTGCGGACAATTTCTACATCCACATCACCAAACTCATCTTTTCCTTCAGCCAACTTATATGCGATTTGTTCTGCTTCGGTATAGCATGTAGCCATTACCAGATCTTCTGATTTGATGGGAACAATAGCACCTAGATCATTTGTGCCCTTGTATGCCATCTTAATGCGAAAATAATTAAAATCTTTACTCATTTTAATGACGTATTATTTGTTAAACATTAAATTATCGACGCAAAGATATTTTATTTTATCATATTGACAATACAAAATTATATATTTAACACATATTTTATAGCTATATATCTATAATACTGATATTTACAAATTTAAAATTATAATACATATACTCCTACCTTATCATATATATAGAAACCAACTTTAGACTCGCTATCTATTCTTTCAAAAACTCTTAATATGAATGTAATTAGTGCAGAAACAACATTTCACGGCACTCCTTTAGAAAGCATATTTAAAACTAGCAAAAAAACTATTCAAGAATATGTTAGGGAGATTGACCGTCATTGTAGATACAAATCCATTCAATCCCAAGTAACACGCGGGGTTGTTTTAGATGATCGTGGTCCACTGATAGATTTATACGAAGCATGTGTAGAGCAGGATGCTCATTTACGTGCAGTATTAGAAACTGTAGAATCACAGATTATAGGCGAACGATACATGTTGGCAAGACAAAATGAACGAGGAAAATATATTAAGGATGTAGAAGAAACCAAAAAGATACAAGGTTCTCAATTCACTAAAATCATAAAAGGTATTGTTGAAGCCAAATGGTACGGTTACACCTTATTAGAAATAATGCCTGATATTAATCCTTTAACAGGAAAGCTAGCTGAAGTAAATATTATTGAGCGAAGAAATGTATTGGCAAGTCAATTACGAGTTGTGCAAAGACAAGGGCAGTGGAATCCTGGATGGGATATTGCTTCATCGCAATACTCCAAGAATTATATACTTATTGATAATGGTGACTTGGGGCTATTCTCTGCAACTACCCCAACTATCCTTGCAAAAAAATTCACTCTTGCTAATTATGTTAATTTTAGTCATACTTATGGTCAACCTATCATACATGGTAAGACTGAATCAGAAAGCATCCAAGATCGACAACGATTAGCACAAAACATTGCAAATGCGGCTCAGAATAAAATAATAGTCACAGGATTGAACGATGATATTGACATTAAGACATTTACAATGTCAAATTCCGAACACATATATACTAGTTTAATAAATTTTGCCAATACAGAAGTTTCTAATCTAATAGTTGGCTCTGAATCTATGGCTGGAGCAACCCAATCTTATGTTGGATCAACAAATGCTCACCAAGACATTTTTCGGGAGCGCATAGAAATGTATCGCGGTTTCATTGAAAATGTAATGAATGAAGAGATCGTTCCTAGATTAGTATCTATGGGATATATCAAGCCGGGATTAGAATTCAAATATGCCAACCGTGTAGAAATGAGTAACAAAGACAAGATTAGCTTATATTCTTTTATTACAGATAAGTATGAAGTATCAGCAGATGAAATCGAAAAAGAATTTGGTATTGTCGTAGGGAAACAATTTAACGCTATATCGGAAATGGCAAGTAATAGCGGGAGCATAAATGGAAGTTCCAATGATAGACGCATTATGTCCGATGAAGAATATTACAAAAGATATGGGCATAGGCGTGGTGAACGAAAGAATTCAAGCAACGTTGAAAATTTTCTAATGGAAGGAGAATAAAAGATAGCACTTCTCCTTCCGTCCTTGCAGAATCTAAATCGAACAAAGATGAAGAGAATGCTGAATACCTTGCTATCTACGCTGTTTTCCAGAAGTTTTTACAGGACTATGGCAATATAGAGGATCGTTGGGATTTATTAGAAGAAATGATGACGTTACGTGCGGAATTTGCATTGAATCATGCAATCAAAGGTTTTGGTATGGACTTTGAAAAAGCACTGGAATTACTTCGTAATCACAATGATGGATTAACCAAATTAGAAAAAGAGCAACGTAATATATTAGTAGCTGCATTAGATAATCTTGTTGATTTTGCAGTAGCTGAAGAATTTCAGATGTCGGAGAACCTTCCAGACAATTTTAATATTACCAATGAAGTAGATCTGGCAGAAGCTGAAAATATTTTTCACAGATACAATAGCATATACGCGAATATTGAAAACGAAGATATTGAATATGCGATGGGAATTGCTGCTGGTTGGATTTTGTATAGCAATAATACAGTGTTAACATATATGACACAGGGAGATAATAGGGTGCGCCCTTGGCACCTTGCATTAGAAGGGACTAGCTACCGCAAAGCATCTTTCCCAGCATGGTTAATCCCCCCAATTGAACATGGATGCCGTTGTTTTCTAGTAGAAGAAAGTGCTGACGTTCTCAACCAATCCAAATTATCACAGGTGATGGGACAAATTATTGAGATGCCCGATTTTGTTAATCCAGTATTTAAAGAAAGTGTAGCAAAGGGTGGGCGAATATTTAGTGATGCACATTCATACTTTATTATTCCTAAAAAGCATAAAAAGAGGCTGCGCACCATTGCTAATAAAATTAAGGACAAATGGCTGGAAAAGTAATAACTCCAAGACAATTAGCTCAACAATGGTTGAGATTGCCTAATAAATTTGAAGTTAATGTATTCAATTTTGAAACATTGGTAGGTAATGCCGCAAAAAAAATATTTAGAGACTCTTTTTATCTCCGGCGGTTCAATTCAGCCGGAACTTTTTCTTGGCAATCCAGACGTAATCATAAGCCACACCCTATATTGGAAGAAACAGGAGCATTAAAACATTCAATAATATGGGAACGCTTTCATTCTAATAAGAATCGTGGTGTTAAATTATTCACAGATCCAGACATGTTCAAATTTAGTAATAGGCAATATGGAAGAAACTTTTGTTATGCAGCAATACATAATGAAGGAGGGAAAATTGCCAAACCAGATTCTCCAGCATCCTATATTAGACAAAGGCAATTTATAGGATATTCTACAACCGTAGCTGATAAAATTTCATCTTACAGTATTCGTATTTTTGATGGCTTTCCAAAATGATAGTAGATAAATATAAAACAGATTTACCGGACAGTTTAAAAGACACGTTTGCAAAAGACACCTCTCCCCTTCCCGATGATGACGATACTACTTTGGAGGAAGTAGACAACAACCCTTTAGAGGATGTGTATTTAGCTGTAAAACGTGTATTAGAGTCCTTACATACAGACCCTAACGATAATAATTCGCCTAAACTATTCCAAACTGTAAAAATAGATAACGGACAGTTTGAACGTATTGTTCGTACTCGTGGTAATACAGAATATGCTATACCTTTTCCTGCGGCATTTATTCGGTTTGTGAATGTACGTTATTTAGTTGCCCAACAAAGAATTGGAGAAGGGCGTGCCACTATGCGTATCAGATTTGTGCTTAATGATTTAAACAATAGTGACGATATTGTTGAGACACATGGATTTCGCGTTTTTCAACAGATCAATGATGCAATTCAAGATGCGAAAGATTACGAAGAAGCATTAAATGAACGTTGCAATCTTACCTATTTTGATATGCCGGAATCTTTAGATCATGGGCTACAGCCATACTGGATTGACTACGAGATATGGTTTAGAACATCATCCTCTTTCCAGTATCGCAAATGGGTAGACAGGTATTTAGTTATGCCACCATTCACGAACCATTCTGATGCACCAGAACATGATTCAGAAGCACATGGTAATCACAAGGAACCTAAAATCGAAGATGTAGCTAAGTATGAACCTTCTGTAGAAATGCCTTCAACTGATCCTCCAACCGGTCAAGTCGAATAACAAACTTACAACCATTAAAGAAGCTGATACCTATTCTTGTGAAAAAGCTCAAATGAAAGTAGATGAATTAAAATATGTAGTTGGAGAAGCGCAAGAAGCAAAACCGGTATATATGCGCTTCTATGGCAAAATTGATGAAGAGAGCACACGTAATTTTAATGATGAATTTTTATGGATACAAGATTACGTTAAACCCTCGAAAATTATAATCAGCATTAATAGTGAAGGTGGAAGCGTTCTGTACGGAATGGGAACATTCTCCATTATACAGCAATGTCCCATTGAAGTTGAAACAATTGTGGAAGGATTGGCAGCATCAATGGCTTCAGTACTGTGGGCGGCAGGAACTCGTTCTTACATGCGTGACTATTCTATTTTAATGATCCACAACCCCTTCATACGTGACGAAAAGTCATGCAACCCAGACAATGAACAAATTGTAAATGCTTTTCAGAAACAGATTGAAACCATATATCATAAAAGATTTGGTCTGACGAAAGCTAAGGTTCGAGAAATCATGGATGGAAAAGAAGGTTGTGATGGAACTTACTTTGATGCAAAATCTGCCGTAAACGCCGGTATATTATCAGCAGAATGTGTTTTAAAAACCTCTAAACAGGTTTGTAATAAAGTAAAAGATCAAATTGAAGGAGTAGTGGAAGCGAACGCCCTTCAAAAAATCATGGCTTCTATCAATACAGAACTGGGCAATTTTAAACCACTTGATGATTCCAGTTCTATTCCTAATCAAAATCAAATAGAAAATTCAAATTCACAAAAAACAATGGACAAAGAACAAGAATTTGCATTTGGTTCTGTATGCGCCCAGCTTGGTTTGGAGAAAACCTCTGAAGTTTCAGCTGTTATTACCCGAATTGACGCATTGAAAAATGCGGAAAACAAGGCAGCAGAAATTCAGGCTTCATACAATGCTTTGAAAATTCAGAAAGAAGGATTGGATGCGCAACTTACCAATGTTCAAAACGAATTGACAACTGTCAAGAACGAATTGAAAAGTTACAAAGATGCTGAAGAAGCAAAACGTAAAGAAACTATCGAACAGTTCGTTGACAATGCAATTGCTGAAGGTAAAATCAATTCTGATGCAAAAACTAAATGGGTGGAAATGGCTCAAAACGATTTTGAGATGGTACAGGCAACGCTGAATTCCATTCCAAAACGTGATAAAATTTCTGCTAAAATTGCAAATGACCCTGCCAACATTGAAAATGCAGAAAATCAGATGACCGAGGCAGAAAAGAAAATGGCTAAGGCTGTTGAAGCTGTCGTAGGAACAGATTTCCAATTTAAAACACTTGACTAAAAACAAAATAACATAAACAACATGGCAAGTTCAGTAAATTTTGCGCAAAACACATATTCTGGTGAGGTCCTTAATGACCTCCTGACATATACCGCGCAAGGGAATGATACATACAAAGAAGGTTTGATTCATATCAAATCTGGAATCCAGTTCAAATACACCATCCCCACTATCCAATTGGGAAAAGTAATTCAAGATAACGTCCCCACTCCAAACTCAACTCATGGCGCAGGAGCAGGAACTACTGGTGGATTGAACCAATACACATTAACAGAACGTTACCTGGAACCGCAAGAATTCATGGTGTACCTTGAATTTAACCCCCGTGACTATGAAAAGTATTACAAATTTGCCCAGCCGGAAGGTAATTTGGTATTCCGTGACTTAGACCCAAAAGTACAAGCTAAAATGCTGCGCCTCTTGATGGATCGAAAGAATGAGTATATCGGTGAGTCTATTTGGTGCTCCGCAAAAGGTGGTTCAGCTGCCGCAAAAATTACCGCTCCTGAAGGTTGCACAACGATTGGAGGTGAAAATGCCGGTGGCCCAATGAAATACTTTGACGGTGCAATCAAACGTATTCTGGCAAATACTGCAACAAATGCAACAGAGGTAGAGAAAGCTGGTGGACAAGTCATTATTGCCGGTACTACAGAATTGAGCACAGGTGCCAATGTAGAAGCCGCTCTCAATGCTATGTGGAAGAAATGCCCGAAACAAATCCGTAAAAAAGCAGGACTGGTATTTGTATGTGGCTGGGATATTTGGGATTTATATGATCAATATCTAAGCGACAAAACAGTGAAATACTCCGACAATACTAAGGTTAACGAGTATCGTTTTAAAGGTAAGCGTATTGTACCTATTGTCGGCATTCCAGAACATACTATCGTACTCGGAGAATTTACTACCGGCATGGAATCTAACCTGTGGATGGGGGTTGACTATGCAAATGACGCTGAAGTAGTAAAGGTTGAACGGCTACAAGCTAACAGCGAATTGTATTTCTTCCAGATGCGAATGAAAATGGATGTAAACATCGTTCGTCCGGCAGAAATCGTAGCATGGACCGCTTACAAAAATGCAGAATAACAAATTGAATTAAATATCTCATCATAGTTTATCACAAGGGAGTGGAGTCGGTACTCCATTCCCTTTTTTAATTTAAGTTATGGCTAGAAAAAAGAATACAGAAACTCCGGTCACAGAAGACACTCAAGCACAAGATCCTACAGTTACTTCAAAAGCACCGGTTATTTCAAATGAAGAATCTGAAAAACAAGAGCAAGACACTGTTGAAACTCCAGATACCTCCTCTATCAAAGAGTCTTCTCAAAAACCTGAAAAAAAAGACAAAACAAAAGAAAAAGATGAAATACCAGAATTCGTAAAAGAACTGTTACAAAAATATCCTGGCTATCCGGCATTGTATATTGATTCCAAAGGTGGTGTATTCACCGCAGATGCACAACCTAATTGGGTGAAGGATGCTATTCTTTATCAAAATCCGTATTACAAACAATAAAATTTACAAATATGGCATTAGGTGGCGTTTTTATGAGTGATACCGATGGAAACATTGGAACAAGCTCTACAACCTCAACTGAAAAAGTCACAGGTTTGCTGTTTGATATTTCCAAACAAGCTAAATTCTTCGAAGAAGGTGCTGGTTTGGCCGTAAAAGACAAATTACAAGGTAATGTTATTGAAATCAATTCTATGGATGATTTGAAAGAACTTGGCATTACCGCATACTCCGGTGACACTGAAAAGGATTTACTGTTTGGAATTCCTTATTATCATATCAATCATTTCTTTGGAATACAAGGAAGCACAGGACGTTTGTTTATCATGTTTGCAGACTGTGGTGTAGATTGGAATGCTATAGAACAAATGCAACGCGCAGCACATGGTATGATTAACCAACTCGGTGTTTGGACTGAACAATCGTTGTGGAAACAAACAGATCCGGAAGCAGAAACATATAGCATTGACCTAGTTACAGATCTGCAATCCAAAGCAGCGTCTTTAGCTGATGAAAATGCTCCTTTATCAATTTTGTTATGTGCAAATTCCGCAGTAATCGCAACAGATGAAGAATCTGTGAAGAAAGTAGAACTTGGCAAAATACCAACATGTGTTATTAATGCTCGGTTTGTCAGTGTATTACTTGGTCAGGGACTAGACGCTGATGTATCAGCGATGCAACTTGCTAATCAAAATCTCACTCCTATAGGAAATATTGGAGCTGCACTCGGATGTATCGCTTCGGCAAGCGTACAAGAATCATTCGCATGGGTAAATAAGTTCAATTTGATTGGTTATTTCCCAGATATTGAAATGGGATTCGGAGATGTCACTTTGAATAGCGAAAGTAAGTTGACAAGTACATTAAAGTACTCATCTTTGAATAAAATCCAATTGGATGATCTGGACGATAAGGGATATATCTTCTTGTGCAAATATTCTGGTTTGGAAAGTGGAGTTTTTTTCTCTAAAGACCAAACATGTTCAAACGGAGATTACCGAACAGTTGCTAGAAACCGTACAATTCATAAGTCAAGACGCGCTGTACGTAACGCATTATTGCCTTATGTCAACTCTCCGTTGAAAGTAGATCCCAGCACTGGATACCTATCTTCTGCCAAGATTACGATGTTTCAAAACATTGTCTCTGACATCCTCACAACTATGCAGAATAATGAAGAAATTTCAGGTTTTTCTGTAACAATTGATAAGAATCAAAATGTATTAAAGAATGATACACTGATCATTAAATATTCACTTGTTCCGGTGGGTGTAGCGTCCCGTATTGAAGTAGTCGAGGGCTTGGCATTAACCAATAAATAATTAACAAGATGGCAATAATTAACAATGTAGCATACAGCTGGTCTATGATCCGCATTTCCATACCAGCATTGGATATTTCAGAAGATTCTACTATTATGCAAGGAGTTTCTGAAATCAAGTGGAACAAGACTCGTAAAGTTGAAAACAACTACGGTATTGGAGGAAATGCTATCAATCGTGGTTTTGGCAACAAAACCTGTACAGCCTCCATTACAATGGATTATAATACCGTTTCCCAACTCCGAGCATTGGCTGGTTCTTTAATGGATTTGGGAGAATTTGACTTGATCATCTCATTTACTAATGCTTATGCCGGTGAAGACTGGACCGCTGAAACTGTAACGCTAAAGGGATGCCTCTTTAACGAAGACGGAATGGAAAGTAAACAAGATGATACAAACATTACAAAAGAATTCAATTTGAATCCTTTCGACATTATCACAGGAGAAGGAACTAGTTCTTGGCTATAACTTCTGATATATCATGCAATAAAGGCGAGTAAAAACTCGCCTTTTCTTATATAAAAAGGGAAAACCATTTTTCAACAGTTTCCCTTTTACATCCCTACATAGAGTACACTCGAAATTAATCTCATGTACTACTATTTTCATGCAAAAATAATAACATAAAATGAAAAATAAAAGTCTAACCAATAAAAATATACAATCATTCAATATTTAACATTTTAAATGCAAGACCAATAAACCAACGATTTCCAGAACTTCTATTCTTGGATAAACATCAATAATCATAATTATAATGGAAAATGTAAACGAAGACCTTTTCTTGCCTGAAGATATTCAGACCGAGATTGAAAAGAAAGTAAAAGAGCTGAAAGATTCAGATCCCAAACTAAAACGTGTATTCCCGATTTTTGTGGAAGGAGATGAAGACGAAGGCGAAAAGCCATATTATATCGGTTATTTTAAACAGCCGCCTTTCCCGACATTCAGTAAATATTTGTCCCTCTCCCAAAAGGACCAGGCCGGTGCCATGCGAGAATTGGCAAAAGATTGCTTTGTCGATGGCGATAAAGAACTGATTAAAGATGATTCCTTGTTCATCTATGGCTTGATGCCACACCTGGCTCAAATTATCGAGTTGCGCAAAGGAAAACTCGTAAATTTATCAAAAGCTGGGAAGTAAAAGACGATCAACTTATTCGTCATAGACTGATATTTATCCGTCATTATTTTCCCAGCGTAAACCTTGATGAGTTAAACGATGAAGAATTTGCAATGCTTTCTGAAGATGCCGTATGGCTCCACAGCAAAATGCTCATAACTCAACAAGCAAGTGCACTTGGAATGCTTGCGTAAAGTGTCTTATTACTCGTTTTTTCTACGTAGCCCTTTATCCTCTGTCGGATAAGGGGCTTTTTCAATCTTTCAGGGTACCAAACCGCTATTCTTTAGAAAATCAAAATACAAAAAGATGGCAGAAAATTATATTGTTAATTATCAGATAAACGTTAACTCTAATCCAGCTTTAGAGTCTATACGTAAATTTCAGCAGGCCACAGCTGAAATGGAAGCATTAACAAAGCGATTTGATATTGTTGCAAAAAGCATCGGTAAGGTTAATTCAGCATTGGCTTCTATTAAGACCAAACCTATAAACATACAAATCAATACAAGTGCAGCCGAAGCAAGTTTAGATCGCATCTTAACTAAACTCAATAATATAAAATCACAGGCAAAGACTGCATTAGGTAAACCTTTATATTCAACTTCGGATATAAAGAAATTGAATCAAGCTATTAGTTCTATAAATGGTAAAACGATTGAGCCAAAGGCTAATACAGAAAGAGCAATAAGTAGTCTTGATAAGTTAATACAGAAAATAGAACAGATTAAGTCGAATAGTAAAATAACCATTACAGCCAGTGCCGCTGGCGCATCTAAGGAGGTATCTGGTAGCACAACTAGAAATACGACTTCCACTTCAACACGACAGACTGGAGCAGGACGAAGTACTTATCTGTATCCATCTACTCGGCAAGTATTAGGTCCAACATACGCCAACACAGGTACAAATGTTGCAGGCGAAATGATTAAGGGTATGGGAATTGCCTATGGGCTTAGCTCTTTAATGTCTGGGGTAACTTCTGTATTTAGAGATGCTTCTACCTATGACAATATAGCCAAAACGACAAAAAATATCCTCCAGACTCACGATAAAGGTATAGGGTTTGAAGGTCGGTTTAATGAAATGAACCAACTCATGCGCCAAGTCGGTGTTGAGACTAAATATACAGCCCCACAAGTTGCATCAGCTGGAAAGTTCTTAGCTATGGCAGGATATGATGTCGATCAAATAAAACATGCTATCCGGCCTATATCAGATATTGCACTAGTAGGTGATACAGACTTGGGAGAAACAGCGGATGTTGTAACCAACATTATGACCGCTTATGAAATCCCAGCAAAACAGATGGATAACACAGCAGACATTCTTACGATGACGTTCACAAAAACGAATACAACATTGTTAGAATTAGCTGAATCATTTAAATATGCCGGTACTGTCGCCCATCAATCAGGGTTAAATTTTGAAACTGCTTCGGCAGCTTTTGGTGTATTAGGCGATGCCGGTATCAAAGGTTCTCACGCAGGTACTACGTTACGTATGATGCTATTAAATATGATGAACCCTACTAAAAGAGGTCAAGAAGCATGGGACATATTAGGCATCAACACAAAAGATAAAAACGGAAATCTTCGGAATCTCTCTGACATTTTAAGTGATTTACATGAAAAACAGCAAACCATGAGTGCTGGTGATTTCTCAACACTAATCAACAAGATGTTTCGGGTAACAGCGGCTCCAGGTGCACTAGCATTAATAAATAATGTAGCAAAAATGCAAGAAGTAACCGGACTCAATAAAAAGTCAATGGGGCTTGCATCCGACCTTGCCGACGAAAAGAAAAACACCATACAGGGTCTTTGGTATCAGATGACCTCGGCATTTACAGAAACTGGAATGCAAGGGTTTGAACAAATGCAAGGAGTAATACGAGACTTCCTGCAACGCATGATTGAGTTAATGAAATCCACAGAGTTTGCAACTGCATTGAGAAATGCAATGGACATGTTTTTGAAAATAGCAAATGTTATTGTTGGTGTGTTTAAAGGCATTATGACTGTCTGGAACTGGATACCAAATTGGGGGAAGACCGTTCTTCAATATTTTATAAGAATCCAAATGTCGTTAGGAATTGCAGCAGGCGTAGTTCAAAGTATATGGAGTACGACATTAATGATTCGTGGATTGTTTATGGGAGATTGGTTGTCTAAATTCTTTTTAAAACCGCTATTTACCGCACTTACCTATATGGTACGTATATATAATATAGAAAAAAGCCGCCATAATTTAAATAAAGGACAGGCTATATTCAATGCGTTAGGTGGAGGTTTACTACATGGTGGAAGTAAAATTAAACAATGGTTTGTTGGAGGAAGTACAGTCGGTAATGTTGTAGCAAATAGTAGTAATAAGACTATAAATACCCTCACGGAAATAGGCAATACAACATTATGGGGAGCAATAAAAGGGTTTTCACGTTTTTTCTTAACTAATCCAATTGGTTGGGGGGTAATGGCAGCAGGAGCTATCACTTATATAGGTTATAAAATTTATGATGCATATAAAATAACAGAAGCTGCTCGCCAAGCTAATGAAGCATGGGCACAAAGCTATCGTAATTTGAATGTTGACAAGTTGAATCTATCCGATCCAGATGCCTTAATGATTGGAAATATGCGTATTTTCAATAATGAATTGTTAACCCAAAACGAGCGTATTGCTCAATCCGCTGAATTATGGCATCGTTACTGGATAGAAAAGAATGGTCCCAAACAAAGTGTAGACGACCAAACCAAATTCTTTGACACAGCCGCAGGTAGAGACCCGGAATTACTAAAACGATTAGAAGCCGCAGACCAATGGACAGGTGTAGATAAAGCCTTCCAGTCATTATCCGGCGCACTGGGAATGAAACAGACTGTCAAAAAAGGTCTGAACGGTGAAAATTATTATGCGTATGAGTTACATGGCCGTACTTTAAGTGGAACCAATACTAATATTTTTGCAAAAAACGGAGATATAAGCGAACAAGTGGCCGTCCAAATGATGCTGGCCCAATTAGCAGACCATAATTCTAAAGAGAATATGGCTTTGAGCAAATATCTTTTGCATAACGCTGTGTCTGCTAATAGTTCAGAAGATTTATCAAGAATATTAGACAATGCAGCAGAGCGTTTTATACCTAAGATGAATAGTTGGGATTCTCGATGGGACTGGATTAGCACAGAAACATTCCATGACGAGATGACTGAAGGTGATGTGCATCGTTCACAAGCATATATCCGGCACCTTATGCAAATTATGCAGAAAACAATAAATACATGGAATGATTTTGCTTCTGTGTTAAAAGATGCCGATGCAGGAAAGACTATTGATCCAATGAAGATCCAAACTGTATTGCAAAACCGTTTCGGACTTTTGTTTGATACTAAAGCTGGTCTATTTGGAACTGAAGGATGGTTGAAGTATGTACAGGATATATACAATAACCCCTCTAAATTTGGATTACCTGAAAAATCTAATGTTAAAGAAATTTCCGGTCATATCACAAAAACATTTGATGATATTTTAGCCTTTTACAATGAACTTGATGTTAAATACAAACCACTTTTCGCCCCATTTATAAATAGATCTTCTTTCCAAAATATACTTAAAAATGGGTACGAACTTCCTACGGGCGGTTTTTATGGTCCACAGAAAGAAGGTGATAAAGCGATTTTTGACGGGGCACAGTATATAGCTAAAACAATAGCTCCATACGCTACTCCACAGTGGGTAGATAAAAGTGGGAAAATATATACCCCTAAAAATGCTAAAGATACATTTAAGTGGGACCCTACGGCTGGTAACAAAGAGCAAGATTTAGCCTCCAGCCTTCATAACGGAGCCGACCAGTCTCAATATAGGAGTCATAATAATTATAATGCAGCTCCTAAACAATTAATAGTACGAATAGAAAATCTAATGCGCGTGGATCATCAAACAATTGATATGACAGATGATAGACAAGTTGCGGCAATAACAAACGTAAAACAAGAATTAGCAACCGCCTTGTTAGATGTAGTTCAAGATTTTAATGCAAATATGATGTAATATGAGTTTTATAAGCTCTACATTTTCTAATTTAACGATTAATGTTGGTAAAGGGCTGGCAAACACCGGTGTGAATGCCGCCTTTTATGCAGCTAATTATAGAAAAAGAGATGGACAATTGAAATTTATATCCAATAGAGGATATAGTAATGTATTTGTTTATGCAGCCAAAAGAACGATGATGCAAATGACTTTTGCTACCATCAACGATCTTTATCCCAAATATATACGCCAGTTGGACAGAAAGAATGCCACCGCAGCCTATCAGAAGAACCAAGGTCAAGAGCTTCAGAAAATCATAACGAACGGTCAGAAGGCAGATGAAGATACCTTTAATAAACAAGGGGTTGTATTAAAGTATCAAGGTAAACCTGCCAATGAAGGTTTACTTCTTTGGATTAAAAATGAAAGCGGCCAGGTTCAAACGGTTCAATTCAATACTTATTGGGATAAAATAAAAGGATTGAGCAATGAAGCTGCTGCCAGTTCATCACTTAACACTGCTACGGAAGTAAAGGTGCCCGGCGATCCTGTTTTCTTAGACTTAGGTGCTATAGTGCAAGCACAAAGTTCTAACAATCTTGTATTAACCAAGGTACAAGGAAGAGATTATTCACGTAAAGAATTGATTTCAGGAGGCGATATAAATTTTACTGTAACAGGAAAGATTGTTAGCAATTATCCGGATGTATATCCGTATGCAGAAGTTTCCAAATTTATAACATTGATGCAACATAAAGGAGTTATCCAGGTATTTAATCTCATGTTTCAACAGTTCAATGTGACACAAATTCTGATAAAAGACTTCAATATGGGGCAAAATGAAGGCTTTAAGAATGTTCAACCATATAGTTTTACATGTGTTGCCGTTGAACCGGATGACGCGGTTAATGTAGTGCAAGATACCATAAATGGAACAAACCTTGAAATCTCTCAAATGAAAAAACAAGGTTGGGCCAAAGTTCTTCTTGATAAGGTTAAAGCATCTGCTGCTAATCAAGCCGCTCAAATGATTGAATCATTAACTTCTAACACCATTTAAGTATGAAACTTCCAGAAGCAATAATTATAGATGGTAAAGAATGCCTTGATATATTGTGCTGTAAAATCCTAATATGGGAAGCTAATAGTGACGTTATAGAAATTAACGATCCAGATGAAAATAAATGCCTTGTTATTCGGGAATGTGAAAGTATTGAGATAAACGATACTTATAAGAAACTTATTAATTCAGCTTCTGTCAGATTCCCAAGAGGAACCGTAATTAAACGCACTATAACTTCCGAGAACATAGAAAAAGAAGGTGCAACTACTGTTTATACAGAGCGTTTAATAGACGGTACAGTTGTAGAAAAGCGAAAAGGATATTCGACAGCCCAGCCGACTGATTTTAAGGTAGGACAACGTATCCGGATATATTTAGGCTATTATAAAGATAGAGGAAAGGTCTTCAAAAATGCGACCGAGAGACTTCAAGCAATGGAGAAAGAGGCATTTGTCAAGAACGTTCCCGATTTTGACGGTTATATCGTAAAATGCAGTGTAAGCACACCTATTGAAATCAAATGTGAGAATCTGGCAAGTGGGTTAAAGCGAAAAAATGTCGTTAAATTAGGCCCAATGGCTGTTACAGTAAATAATTTGTTGAAAGAGGGAGGAAAATACGATTTATTAAGAGGAACAGGGTTAAAATTGCATCCCAAAACAGCAGAAAGGGACATTAATATTGGAAAGATTCAGTTAACAGAAGATTTGACAGTTGCGGATGTATTAACAGAATGGAATAAATACGGGCTATATAGTTTTATTAGGAAAGATACAGATGGAACTCCTTATGTTATGGTAGGGCATACTTATTTATCAGGAAATGTTGCCAGCTCTATTTTAAATACAGATGGAAGTTCTGATACTCCTCAAATACAGTTTGATTATCATGTAGCCCAAGACAATTTAACTTTAATGAATTGTGATCCGCGATATTTAGCAGTCTCCGCTGAAGGATTCAAGTTTGAGGGTAACAAACAAATCAAGTATAATGTAACAGTTCGTTTAAATCCAGAATGGACCGGACAAAATGATACAGAACATAAGAAATTCCAAATTCTGAATGAAACAAAACTTAGTAAGAAATCCCTAAAACTTGGAGCTATCCCCAAATCAAAGACTAAGGATAGAGTAAACCTAAGTGCGTACAACGTTATCCCTTATGTATCATCAAAAATTGGCATTAGCGAGGACGAATTAATAAAAGAAGCCGAAGCCTTTTTTGAAGGATATAATAGAAATGGCGTTGAGGGTAGTATTACTATCTTCGGAGATTTACATAGAACTAATTTAGGCATGAGGCATTTGGAATCTGGAATGAAAGTCGTTTTACTTGATAAACGCGAACCTGAAAAACAAGGTTGGTATCTTATTGAAGAAATCAACACAAAATTTGGTGTTAACGGTTTTAGGCAGACTTTAAAACTCCCCTACTGTATTGCCAAACCAGAAAAAGAATAAAACTATGGCAGATAAAATTACAAGCGATTTAAGCGCAAACAGTGCTATTTATGATGCTATACGACAAATTGCATTTCATAAATTGGTAAACCCACGAAACAACGTTATAAAAAACACAGCCAAAATATCTGGTTTTGTTGTTAAAATACATACAGATGGAGAACTGTGCGGAACTGTTGATGTACAGGAATATACTCATACACTTACAGACAAACAGGCTATTGATGACGGGCTTCCAGTTGGTTTACATGAAGGCGTATATCTTTCAGCCATTCAAAATAATGAAAATGGTTTAGTGGTTATCCCCTATCTTTATTCGGATGTCGTAATAACAACAGACCCTGAAACATTACGCGAATATGTTATTCAATACTCTCATGCAGACACAATACAAGTAGACGCGCATAACAAAGTAATTATTGGAGCAACAGAAACAAAAGAATGGGAAGATTCAGAGGATGCTCCAGATGTAGATGAATTGGAAAAGACAGGTGTTCATGCTCACACGACTTATACCCCTGTTTCGATATTGTCGGAAGTTGCTAAAGGAGAAGGAGAAAGTGATAAAAGTATATTCAAAATAACCGCTGACGATATTTTATCCCAACATGATAAAAGTCAAATACTTCTTGATGCCCAACAAATTTTGGCAAAATACAATACAAAAGAAATTATAATCAGAGAAGATGGAGTGTATTTGGGTAGCGGTAGTGCCAATGAACCAGCAGTACTTGGAAATCAATTAGCAACTTTATTGGTTGACTGGCTAGGAGCATTATCTCAAATGATGACCCCAACTATGATGGGACCTCAACCCCCAGCTAATTTGGCAAAGTTTGTATCCCTTCAAGCAAAAGTTAACTCCTATAAAGCATCTATATCAGGATTTTTATCAAAAACTGTAAAAGTGGCAGAATAATGGCAAAGTTAAATGAAGGTATATCACAAATTAAGAAAGGTAGTGCATTGGAAACAATGTACAATCGACTCTTAACAGGGATGGAACAAGCTTCACACGAAACCCTTCCAGATTTCACAGGTTCGGATTATGTGGATGGTTATGTTGTGAATGAAGAAAAAATCAATCTTGAAATATATGAATATGAAAATATAACCAGGAAGAACTCTGCATATCTATTAGCAAATACTATTATAAGTAGTTTAAGCAGTGAAGAAGGTGGCGGAAGTGGCACCGGTGGGTTTGTTTCCATAAATGGTGACTCTATGGCCGGTTTATTAAAAGCATTGTATGGTTTTACAGCCGGAGACAATGGAATAAAAATATTAGATGTTTACCAAACGTCCGAAAGTAATCCACAAGAGCGAAAAAATATAGTTTCTATTAACGGTGAATTGCATCTCCCTACACATGGATTATACATTAACGGTTGTAATGTTATAGGTTATGATAATGATATAATCGCATTAAACGGTGATGTTGTTTGTAGTGGATATATTAGACTTGGAGATTTAGAAATATCCAAGGATGGCATAAGCTATCAAGGAAATGAGTTTTATCATTCCGGGAATTCAAATAAAGAAGATGTAAACTGGACTATGAAAGACGGAACGCTTACCGGGGATCTGTCTGTAAAAGGTACAAGCACATTCCAATCTGGCATTACCGCCTTGCATGGTGTAGATCTGGGATTTGATAATACAAGTGTATTGTCTATTTCTGCCAAACGGTTAGCTCAATTAACGGGGGACTTAAATATTGTAACAGGAGGCATAAAATTTGATGATAATTACATTATTCATGTCAAGAATAACAATGTTATCTCATTTTCTGCGTCTAACAAAATATTAAATCTGGGAGACGATAATACCAAACAAATCAACCTGCAAACCAGTATTTATGATGATGATGGTGAATATGAAATGATTTCAAAATTTGGTTCTGCATATTTCCCAGAATCATTTAAGGCAGGACACAATCTAGGGAATATATTGATTGAAACATATAAAAAATCGTCTGAAGATTCTGGTGTAATATTCAGACGTTATATTAGATTAAAATCAGAAGATGGACCAGGATTTTACAGTGATGGTGATAGCGTATTTTTTGAAGCTCCATTTAAATATAATAAAGTAGCTGATGACGATACAGTACAAATCTCTGAAATAATAAAATCATCATTTGGCTATGTAGAATCGTTAAGTTTATATGCTCCATTAAATCGCAAATCATCCAGCTTAATGTTTTCTACAGATGCTGATTTTTTTGTTTTTGACAAACCGATTGAAGGAAAAAAATCAATTGGAATAGCAGATTCTAAAACCCGTCTCCTCCCCAACGAGCTATTCTTTGATGATTCAATCTATTGGTTGGCTTTAGATAATGGAGTTAAGCACTATGGTAATGCCTATTTTGTCAACGACATAGGTTCTGTCACTTTTTCCAGTGGTTTTGCCGGAAATGGCTGGGGTATCATTCAAAACAAATTGACCGGCAACATCAGTGCAACATTTGATGATCTGACAATTCGTAAAAAAATGAGAATATACGAATTGGAAGTGCAGAAGCAATCAGTGACTAACGGGTCTTGGTGGGTCAGCGATGCCTGTTCCGGAGACTTAGTAGAAGAAATATCATAATGTCTGTATATAAATACAAGAAATATAAAATTTCTCTCCAGTCCGATTCTAAAAAGACACAAGGATTACGGACTGGGGATATAGTTAGAAGACAATATTTTGATGGAAAGAATCTTATTTATTCGTTAATGTGTGTATTGGATTATGGAATAGATAAGACTGTAGATTCTAATACAAATGATATTGTCGAAAAACAGTATTTCATCGGAGCACTGTTAGAAGGCGATGTGCCCAAAACAGAAGAAATCTTAGACTTTGCCAGAATTACCAATCTGTTTGATATAAATAGATCTGGAGCCATATATTTAACTGGGTCTGACGATAATGCCCCATATATGGATGTGATTGACGGTATTGGACGTAATGAGAGTTTATGTTGGCCTTCAAATATTGCAACTCCTGATTATGAAGATTCCGAATCACAATATATAGTACGAGGAACAGAAGCAGTAACCACTGATTACATACTATCAGAAGCGGACAATAATCGCATTTGTCATTTTAAAAGAAATGACGCTATATATTACGGTTTCATTGGTCTGCAACAAGATTTCTACAAATATGTTCAAAACCCCAACCGCGTTCTTATTTCATATAAGATCAAAGCCAATAAAGCTGTCAATTGTAAAGTTTCATTAGAATACCAAGATGGAACAAGAACAGATGGAGAAGAAACCACTTCTATTACAACAGATTGGCAATATAAGTTGCACACAATAACTGTCGATTATTCTGGACGTTATTTGCGAACAGTAAAACTGGATTTAAGTGAGATGTCTCCTTCAGATGAAGTTTGGGTGTCGGATTTCAATATCATCTTACTGTCTAGTGTTGCTAACTTTGGCGATGCCAGTAAAATACGTGTTGGCAAATTGAATGGAATAACAGATCCGGTATTTGGTCAATTAGAAGGATATGGAGGTTACTTACAGAAACTTTTTGCTTCAAAATCTGCTCATATTTCTGGAACATTAACTGCTGGTGATGAGAATGGTTTTGCTGCAACTTTTTATGCCGGAAAAATTCATAGGAATGTATTCGTTAATTCTTTAGATGTTAATTTTACATCTGCAATTACTATTGACACTCAAATAGAAAACCCTACTGGAATCGGCAATGTATATAGTGCCTCTAAAATCATAAGCATGATAGCCCAATCTGAAGAGTGGTTCGCGCAACATATCGGGAAAAAATATACATTCTCTTTTTGGATATATGCGGGGCAAGCATGTCAATTATCTATTTTACAAAATGATAAAGCAATAGGAACCGTTCAAATACCTATTGCTGACACGAATATATGGTCTCGTAAAAAAGTAACATTTGAATTACAAGCTCTGAAACAGGCAGAAGAAGCATTGGTTCTATCCATTGTCCCAACTTTTGATACCTCTGATAATGCAGGAGAATCAATATTTTATTTTTCTTCACCACAATTAGAGGCAGGAGAACTAGTCACACAATACCAACCTACTGACACTATACTTAATTACACAGAGGATTATGGAGCTTGGTTTAATCGTGGTGGCATTGGTGGGACCATCCAGAACCCATTGCTTCAATTAAATTTTGACGGAGAAGGCAGTATTGGTACTCGTAGTAATTCTGTATTAATCAAAACGGATGGTTCTGGTCATTTTGCCAATAAAAATATTAAATGGAATAAAAATGGCGATGTAACATTTGGCAAAAATGTGACAATGACTTGGGATAACCTTGACCAGTCTGTAAAAGACGAATTAGTCAGTAAGTCTATTCGTATTGTTGGAACTGATACCTTTACTCTTTTAGGAGACTTAACAGGAGCCGACCCTGTTACTAATCCGGCAGACATTACCTTAACGCTGGAAGAAGAGAACCTACAGTCTACTTCCAGTCAACGACAATGGTATTATTTACAAGGATATGATTATATACCGTTTGAAGGAGAAAATGGAAAGACATTAACAATATGGCCTTTTGAACCTTATTGGGATAATGGTAACTCGCTAACAGTTCGTTGTATCGTGAAATTTAGTGATGAAGAGTATTCCGCTACATTCACAATACGGAAACAATATATAGTGGGCTATTCACTTGAAATTACTTCCAGTCAAGGAGTATCATATAAAAACAATAGTTGTCAAACTGTTTTAACCGCTAACGTCTATTATCAAGGTAAACTAGTTGATCCGGATTATGTAGCTAAAAACTACATATTCAAGTGGACTAGGTATCATCTTCCTGATATGGAAAATGAAGTGATTGATTGGTGGAAAGAACAAAGAGATAATGAAGGCAATATAGTACAACAAGAAATTGATAGATCAAAACCAAGTATCACATTAAATTATGGAATATCAGGACAAGACTGTTTTATGTGTGAACTTCTAAACGGTAACATGTTCCCGTATGAATTCCCTTTAATATTTTAAGTATGGCGGCAGAACAAGAGCAATCCCCTAACCTGCTTGATTTTAATAATAAGCAAGAAAACAATGGAACTAATAACCGTGGACGTTTAACAGCTCACGAATTTAATCAATTGATAAATGCCGTAAACAATAACTCAAATGACACCTTTTCCTTCAAAAAACAAGTAGGTAATCTTTCATTTGATGTAATTGAAAATGAAGAGGCTTTTGAACAAATCGAATCCAAAGATGAAAACACCGTGTATTTCATACTTGAAGAATGATACAGATAAATGGTAAAGATGTCAGTCAAATAAGAGTTGGTAACAAAATAATTACCGCAGTTTACATAGGGACAAAATTAGTTTGGCAATCTATACGTTCCTGCTTTGGATCTGGTTTCTGGATTAACTCATCTCCTTGGAAAAATGATGAAGGCTGGAAAAACTAACAAATTTTTAAATTACGCTTTACAAAAAAATAATTAATTATGGCTAAGAAATTCAGAACTGACGAAATTCCTGCTGGTAAATTTACAGAGGACTGGGGTGGCAATAAAAACAATACCATCCCCGCAGCACCTGACGAAACGAACCTTCTCCCCTACTCTGGGGAGGCTGTCCAAAAGTTTATAAAGAGCTATTTGCAAGACCATGAAAACAATAAAATTGGTCACATTCCTCCTATGACAAAAGATCCGGACGGTTTTTATCATATTCGAGCATTTGCTAATAAAAACACATATAATGAATGGCTTGCTGACCCTGATGAGAATCAAGCATTAAAATTGCTTGATGTTACTATTCCTATTAGTGACGAACAGGGTGTAATGAATATTGTAGAATTAACCACGGCCAGCAATCAAACAAATTATGTAAGCATTGATGGTAGTGTAGTTCTAAAAATGCGTTTTACTTCTCAAACATACAATCCTGTTACTGGGAAATACGCAAATACCTATGAAGATGGTACTATGACTATCCAAAGGCGTGCCTCCGCTTCCGATTCTTGGCGTACAATTGGTACAATGGCAATCAAGAGTGTAGAAGCCGAAAGCGACACTTATACGGATGTAGATATTAGTGGATTACTTAACAGTGGAACCTGTCAATTACGTATCATTGTAACTGGAGACCAAACACAAAGTACCACAACTTATGTAGTGTTCCAAAGTGTTACAAAAACAGAATTGAAACTTACGTTCCGAAACGAATGGCAGCAACCTATTACTGGTGCCACTATGTCTTTATTATATACATATACTGGTGCTGTAGCTAAAACATTAAATTTAAAAATTAGTGGTGAAGGTGGTGTACGTTCTGTCCAATACGCTGTTGGCAAAGTTGAGTACACGGAAACCCCAAATCAGTTTGATGTAACCGACACTGAAGGGGATTCTGTTAAAGTTATGTCTCATGGAGTACATGAAATTGAGGCCTGGTTATCTGTAGATGGCACAGATGTGGAAAGTGAACACATTGTTTCACAGGTAATGATAGTTTCAGACCCTGATAATAAGACTCCATATATCATATTAAACCAGATAGTCAAGTCTCTTGTAAACTGGACATCCGTTCAATTTTTCCAATGGGCAATATATAACCCAGGTTCAGATGTATTACCTGTTACTTTTAAATTAACAGACATTCAAGAGGTTGAGAATTATCTGTCTTACACTGAACAGCAAGCCCAAAATGGTGTGGTTTACACATTTGGCAATATGATAGAAATCGAAAGCAAAGAAACGAATTTCAGTGCTTATATGTTATTTAGCACTGGAGAAAAATACTTGCGTGATCGTATTAGTTTTAATATCGATAACTCACAAAATTTTGCCCCGACTGATGGTGCTGATTTAATTATCAATCCAAAACTACGTAGTAATACTGAAACCCACCCAGATACTATTATTAATACCGTTTCAGGCGAGAATGTTCCCGCGACCTTTGAAAATTTTGGTTTTATTAGTGATGGTTGGGTTGAAGACGATAATGGGATCAAATGTTTGCGTGTTCCTAGTGGAAGAAGTATAACTATTGATTATGAAACTTTTTCTGATTTCATCCAAACACAGAAGACAGGTTCACTTACATTTGAAATAGATTTTGCAACTCGTAATATAACCAACGAAGATGAGCCAGTTCTACGCATGTGTTCTTATACTAAAGACAACAACCCATTAGGGTGGGAAATGAAAGCTACAGAGGCTTGTTTTATGACTTTAGCTAAAGTTACTCGAAAAAACCAAGACATTGGGTATAGAGAAGGAACACGTACTAAAGTGGCAGTTAACTTACTGTACAATTTGTCCAGTACCGGACAAAATTACTGTCGCATTTTTGTGAATGGAATCATTAACCGTGAAATTAACTACGCTACAGATGACACCTTTGTACAATACGTGGATAGCAAACAAACCTCACAAGGTATCCGTATTAGTAGTTCTGGAGCCGACACTGACATTTACAGTATTAAGGTGTATAAGAAAGCACTCACAGCTAATGATGTGCGCCAAAACTATATGGCATCCTTAGATAATAGTGAAGAAAAAATAGCATTCCGAGATTCTAATAACATTCTTGATGGTAATACTATCAGCTACGATCTTGCTTATGAAAAATACAATGTTATTCTTTGGAAAGGTAAATATGCTACTTATGGCAATACTAAAAAGGACAAATTCAACGGAACTTTAATTATCCATATCCCTGGAGAACCGGAGAATAGTGGAACATTGTACGACATGAACGAAAAAGGTCAAGGAACCTCATCCATGTTGTATTGGTGGTGGAATGGACAATGGGGCTTCAATGAAGATGGGTATTGGGTTGATGAGAATGGAGCAAATCGTGGTAAATGTTATCAGTTAACCAACGATGTACCCGGAGCACTCAAATTGGTAGGGAAAGTAAATTTTGCAAGTTCAGCACAAAGTCATAAAATAGGTTCTACAGCTCTATTTAATGATTTATTTAAAGCTGTATGTGGAGGTAATTCCATTACTAATACAGAAGGTTTTGAAAATTGTCGTGTAGCTGTACTTCAAAAACCGTTTTTGTTCTTTGTACAAGAAGATGAGAATTCCGAACCACAATTTAAATCTTTTATGACTTTTGGACCAGGTAAGGGAGACAAACCGACATTCGGATACGACAAAACAAAATTTCCAGATTATGTATGCCTAGAAGGAGCTGATAATGACCGTGCTTTGGTGATGTGCCGCGTACCTTGGATTGATGAAGATGTCACTTTAGAAGGTGAAGAAGATTGGATGTATAACGGCGAAAAGCAAATGAGTCTGGTCTTTGGGGATACCAATAAGATCGCCCCTATCAAAAGTGGATTTAACTTTGTCTTTAAGCATTATGACAATATAGATTATTTCAACGGTACCATCGAAGATTTAAATGCAGCAGAAAATCTTGATACCTCCAAACATTATTGGCTGACTAAATCGGGGCGTAACAATGAACAGTTTGATTTATTCAGGTATGATTTCATTACTTCTACTTGGGTGGGTGCAGGCACTGAAAAGATTGAAAGTGGAAGATATTCGACTGTAAATATCAACGAACAATGCGGGAATATTGCCAGCGGTACAGATTGGGATGCAATTAACTCATCGTTCAAAACGGCTAGAATAGCATTGTTCAAGGCTGATGCAGGAAAATATTTTAATCTTACAGAAACTCATTTTGCTATGAATTTTTGTAAGTTAATTGCAGCCAGTGATAACAGAGGAAAGAATATATATTTTTATGTTGACCCAAAAACTCATTTAATTGGTTGGCATCAAGATGATTTGGACACAATATTTCCTGTAAATAATGTAGGGCAAAGAGAAAAACCTTACTATGTAGAAGAACATGATAAAAATAATGATGGAGGCTTTTATTGGAATAGCGAAGGGAATGCACTATTTAACCAAATGGAAAACGCTTTTCCAGATGAATTGCGTACCAATATGCGCTCTATATTACAAGCAATGCTTAAATTAAGTGATGATGGAACTTTAATGGGCTGTATGGAAAAATATTATTTTTACGTACAACGTTATTTCCCAGCCGTTGCTTACAATGAAGTGGCTCGTCTTGTATATGAACGTGCCAGAACCGCCTATGTGAGTTCAGACCCGGAAAATAAATACACAAATGGTACAGATCCCATAACACAAAGTTTAGGAGATGGATTACAAGCAGAAATGCAATGGGTTGCACGCAGACTTACCTACATATCTTCTTATGCAGCCTTTGGAGACTTTGGAAGGCGTGACGGTGAAGGATCAGCAGGCTCATTAAACTTCCGGTCTATAATAAAAACAGATGGTACACGTCCACAATTTAAATTTTCTATTGTACCACATATTTGGATGTACCCCTCATTTGCCATAGGTTCGACACTATCTTATGGGGTTGGTAACGCACTGTCTCCACGTATTAAAGCCGGAGAAACATACGATGTCAATGTTGGAACTTCAGATGGCAATACTAATATTTTCTTAAATGGTATTGATTATATGCGTTCCATTGGTGACTTTACAGACAAAAGTTTAGGAGAAACATTTAATTTAAGCGGTGCTCGCCTAACAGCCTTTCATGTGGATGGAAAAGATGTTGTTGAATTCCGTCCTACCGGTATGACTATTACTGCCCCTTTGTTGCAAGAACTAGTATTAAAACGTGTCGCTAGTTTAGTAGGTGGTTTAGATTTATCTATTTTGCTTAAACTTAGAATGTTGAATTTAGTAGGAACAATGTTGTCTTCTGTTGTTCTTCCAGCTACCGAATATTTAGAAGAGGTTCATCTTCCTGGGACTTTAACATCTTTGTCTTTAGATCAACAGCCTAATTTGAAAACCATCACATTGGAAGGAGCTGACCGAATGCAAAGTTTATCAATTGGCGCAGGGATTGCAGATTCGCGTACCATATTTAATTTATGCTTTACAGGCAATGCACCGCTGAATTATTTAAAGTTAGCAAGTATAAACTGGACCGAGGTTTCTCTTTATATGATTAACTATTTGGCTTCTATTACAGACAGTAGTGTATCTGGAAAAATAGCAGTAATAAACAATACTACCAACCGACCTAATTTTAACAATAAAATTGATTGGTTGTATCATTGGGGAAATGTAGATGATGAGAACAACAATCTTCATATTACTTACTACTCAACTCCTATTGCAGCTATAGAAATCAAAGGAAGCCAATACATTTATTCTACAGGTGAACACACTTTTTACTGTAAGCCGAATACCGCTAATGGGAATGATGTGGTTAGCATTCGTTGGTCATTGGATACCAATTTGTATGCAAAAATAGTCAATACGTCAAAAGATTATTGCGTTATCAATGTATCTCAATTAGGAGATGAAGATACATTGGCTCCACATACAACTTTAAGATGTTATCTAACAAAAACAAATGGTGAAGTGCTTGAAGCATCATGGGATATTGGTTTATACCCCAGACGTGCTCATCTCGGAGATTATGTATTTTATGATGGAACTTATGGTCCTACAACTGCTGGAAAAACCGTAGTTGGAATTTGTTTTTACATAAATCCAGCAGATGCCAATGATAGACGTATGGTAGCATTATCAAATCTTGAAAATTCAGGTATAGTATGGGGGCTTTATCCTCAAAATACAGGACAAACGGAAGAGTGGAATGAACAATATGCAATTTATCCTATTGAATTACAAGATGATGTTAATTATAGTGTATATGATATAGGTTCAATTGCTAACATTACACAGACTGGCTTACAACCTACAGAATATGACGACCAAGGTAATACCTCTCCTAACTACATAAGGTATGATAATTATGTAGATGAAAATACAATTGACGGATTTGTAAATTCAGATGTTAAAACAGTTGCTGTTGGAGATGGTATCGCTGCTCCAGGTACAATTAATACAGGAAAAGAGGAATTGGCTGCGGATTTAGCTATTTTATCAGGTGCCTATAAAAGAGGTGACGAAGTTCCTGTCGGTTTAGCAAAAACTTTAAAAATTATTCAACATAGAAATAAAATCTTAGAAGATTCAGGAGTTAATTTGCCGATACCTGAAGCGACTGACTTATATACTGAACAAGCAATGTTGACCCAGTATATAAATAACATAATTGCTAACAATGAGAATCTTAGTAAATATCAACAATTTTATTATCCTGCTGTCAGCAAATGCTATGCTTATCAGCCTACAGTGAAAGCAGGCGAAGAATTAGCAGATAAATTTAAATATCATAATTGGTACCTACCATCTGTTGGTGAACTTATGCGTATGTATTGGCACGCTAGGCAAGGAGTGAATTATGACGATGATAAAATAGGTGCAATTTTTCAAAAAGCAATAGATGCCGGTATTTTGAACGATTTTTCTAATTCTTGGTACTGGAGTAGCAGTGAGAGCAGTCAGTACAACAGCTGGTACGTGTTCTTTAGTAATGGCTACTTCAACTACTTCAGCAAGTACAACAGTGGCATGGTGAGAGCGGTTGCAGCATTTTAGTATAGTGGAGCGTCTTTTGACGCTCCACAAAAATAAATATGCCATAATTGTAAACCTCTACAGAAAAAATAAAGTATTCGTAAATAAACTATATGTAATAAGACACATTGTGAATAAAATCTTTTAATTATGGCAAGAACAATTCGTAATGCAGGAAGTGCACCTATTTACAGAGAAACAGAAAATTTAATGTTACTCTGTATAGAAATGGTAGAACGAACCCCTAATAGTGTAGGAATTCGTCAATTAAGCAAACGTCTCATAGACACTCTGCTTGATGGATTAACAGTGATAGGATTGGCTTTAAATGAAGAAGATCCTGATTCCAAACTTGAACTTATTAATTCATTTTATTTGCAAATGCGTACAGTGAAAACTTGCATTGACACCTTAAAAGAGTGGTCAAATCGGAGTCCTCATACACGCATAATTAGCAACAAGCAAATGCCACATTTTGCTGAATCTTTAAAGGAAATTTCAAAGCATATTAAAAGCTGGAGAAGCAAAGTGTTGGAGCAGCAGACCTGTTGAACGGTTACGACTATGATAACAGGGACATCTTTATTGAAAAATGGGCGTGTCACTGGGCCTTTACCAAGCGTTAAAGACCTAGTTAAGAACAAGATAGTACACGCAATAACCGCAAGCCGGTACTGGAGTAGCAGTGAGAACAGTCAGAACAACAGCTGGAACGTGAACTTTAGTAATGGCAACTTCAACAACAACAACAAGTACAACAGTAACATGGTGAGAGCGGTTGCAGCACTTAACGATAAATATGTTGAGGGATGGTTTGATGCGTTAGATGATTGCTGTGCCCAAAAAAAGACAAGTTCACAATGTGTTATGTATAGACTTATTTGGCATGAAGATCTATTAGATTTAGCGAGAGAAGTTTATGAACGAACATATAGACCAACAACAAGTACTTGTTTTATAGTTACCCGTCCTAAATTACGGGAAGTGTTTGCTGCAAATTTCCGTGACCGTATTGTACAACATTGGTTGTGCCTACGCTTAGAGCCACTGTTTGAGGCACGTTTTGTTGAACACGGAAATGTATCATTTAACTGTCGAAAGGGTTTTGGAACATTTGCATGTATTGATCAGTTGACAAAAAATACAATTGAAGTCTCTGATAATTATTCGCACGAGGCTTGGTATGCTCAATTTGATATTAAAGGATTTTTTATGTCAATTGATTGCGAACGATTATTAGAACACTTATTACCATTTATCAAAGAAAAATGGAATTATTGGAAAGGGACCATATATGAACAAGATTTAGATTTAGTGCTATGGCTTACAGAAATAATTGTACGACATCGACCACAAGATGATTGTATACGTCAAGGAAATTTAAAATTATGGAGAATACTGCCTAAAAACAAAAGCCTGTTTTACAATGAATGGATGAAAGGCGAACCAATAGGAAACCTAACTAGTCAATTATTTGCCAATTTTTACATGTCATTTTTTGATGAATGGGCTATTAAAGCAGCAGAAGAAAGAGGAGCCAAATATGTACGTTTTGTAGATGATTTTAGCTTTGTGTGCAAAACTAAGGAAGATGCAATTTATTTCAAAAGAGCTTCTAGGAATCAACTACGATATATTTTAAATATTCAAATGCACCCTAATAAAATCTATATTCAAGAAGTTAAAAAAGGAATAAAAATGGTAGGAGGAGTAATTAAGCCGGGTAGAGCTTACTTATCGAATCGAACTGTTGGAAACTTTATTAATGCTGTAAGTTATTTAGAAGAAGCATGTAAAAACTGTGACAAGGAAGCTATATATGCCAATGTGAGGTCTATAAACTCTTATTTAGGTTTCTTAATTCATTATCAGTCATACGGAATCAGGCGCAAAGCATTTTCAGAACTACATTATTTTTGGAAGGCTTGCTATATTCAAGGAAAATTTCAAGTTGTAAAAATAAAAAACACAGTACAATGTTTATAACTTATAATCAAGGCAATGAGCAACCTCAACGCATACGACACAATATAAAATTAGGGTTGCGTCAATACACAATTGCATTTGATGTTCATATAGTAAAAGAAGGTGAAAACGAACAATACAAATGGTGTGAGATAACCCTTCCAGTTGGAACACCCACATATAGCCAATTGGTTTCAGCTATTATTCATGGACGTTACTCCGATGATGCAATGCAAGCCATTATTAATAATTACCTCCTAGAAGATGAAGATAGTGAGCATCAAAAAGAATGGAATGACATGCAAATGTGGAGAGTGGAAGCAAAGCGTATGGCCAAGGAAATATTAGAAGAGATTAAGAAATAGTTTATCTCTTCTCGCATCAACAAATACTTTGTTCAAGGGCTATTCTTTTGAAAAAGTAATTTATGGGAACAGTAGCAAAATCTTCTATCACACTTGTATCTATTAGCGATGCTTATTCGTTGTCGCTAACCCCAAACTCGTGTGTGATTAAAGCAGATTTCGATGGTTCTAACCCTAAGTTAGAACATGCTTATACTATTATTTCGGCATATTGTGGAGATGAGAAAACCCCAATAGAAATTGATTCCAGCACTATTGTAAAAAGTAACGACAATATAGAATATCAACTAATAAAAGTTGATAGTTATAGATACCGGCTATCCATTATATCACTCCCTATTGATATATTACAAGGATATATTGAAATTCCAGTTCTTTCTGGAGTAAGTGCAGGGTTAACTGGGCGTTTCACATTTTCTATTGTACGCGAAAGTACCATGCTGGATTGGATTCAAGATTGGGAAAGCAATAAAACAACTATTGGCTCTTCTTATGTGATTACCCCCAAGCTATTTGTTGGTAAAAAAATAATTGGCAGTTACGACAGTCTTGAAGATGTTCCAGGATTAACGGGGGTATATATTGGTCCTTCAGAAAATAACGGAGCCGGTATATATGGATATAAAGATAACAAAGAAATTTTTCATATAGACCAAACTGGAGGTAAAATAGGCGGTTGGGATATTACATCTGGTGGTATTCAATGTGAAGATGGCACATTATCTATAAAATCAGAAGGAACCATTTCTGCTCAAAGTGAAGGTATCATTCATTGGCTATTAAATAAAGACGGTTCAGCCTCTTTTGCCAATGGTAATGTTACAATGGATGTTGAGGGAAACGCCTTATTTAAAGGAACAATAGAAACATCTGGTGGCAGTATTGCAGGATGGACTATAGGAGTCGATAGTATTTACAATGGAAGTATAGGGATCAATTCATTAAAAAAATTCATAGCCATCGCCAATGTTACTTCCGTCCAAGATACTGGCGATCAATTAGACTGGGTAAAAGAATACGGTGGTGTTGCAATGTACTATATCAGCAATGCCGATTATGGTTTGATAGGATATAAAAATAACGAAAAAGTATTTTCTGCCGGTTCTAAAAATTTTATAGCTGGATGGCAATTTGATAAATCTGCTATTTGGTTAGGTACTAAAAATAATAATGTTGGACAATATACATCAACTTCCGGAAGTATAACGATTGGCACCAATGGGTTTCGCGGATATTCATGGTTTATTAATGCAGATGGTTCAGCCTCTTTTGCCAATGGAAATTTTTTTTGGGATACAAAAGGAAACGTTACTCTCAATGGAAAAATCATTGCGACTAGTGGTACTATTGGAGATATAGAAATATATGAAGATCATATTGGAACAACTTCAACTCCTAATTCTTCGGGTTCTGGGCAATGGGCAGGATTATCTATTTATAAAGATTTTTTCAAAGTTGGCGGTTCTAAAGGGTATGTGATGTTTGGTAATGATGTAATTCCTGCTTCAACAGGTGGAGCATTTACAGCAGTTGGGCGCATTGTCAACCAAGCTCCAAATACATCTGGTGGTTATGGATATGACCAAGCTAACTATGGGCTTTTTATTGAAGTGACAGGAGGAACTAAAAATTATGGAATCAGTTCAAATGCAGCTTTAAAAGCCCCGTCCTTCATTAATACTAAAGCGGCATTATTAACATTTGATTCTGGTAATTATACTATAGATTTTTCACAATTTAATGTGATATTGATGTATTTTAATGATCCCAATTACGATGTTGTTGAAGTGACCTTACCAAATGAAAGTAGCGTAGCTCGGCAGTTTGGTGTAAATAATTTGCCTACAGATTTTGCCACAGTAATAACTTTTAGAGTAAGATCCTATTCAAAAGACATTATATTAAAAAACATTTATGATCATAATGAAAATATGATTGATTATCGAATGGTCAAAGGGGATTCTATTATTGTATTAATTAGCAAAATTGACGGGTTTAGGTATCAAATATTAAATCATTCACACTAATGAGAAAAGACATACAGATAAATACAACGACAGGTGATATAGTGTTCAAAAACCGAAATACATTAAATAAACAATTGTTTAAATGGCTTTCAGAGAGCGATTTATTTATTACCGCACAAATATCGTTACCTTCCAATTTTGATGTAAATCAGCTTTATACAATTGGAGTTAATATTGAGATTCCTTATACTCCAATATATAAACCTATTAAAATACGTATTATTAGAGATTTCGGTGGTGGAAATGTACGCGTTGTGATTAATCCGACCAATAATTCAGAATGGTTTGAGGTATATACAAAATTGTTCGGGGCACAAGATAAGGTTTTATATGCTTCACAACTAATCATGGTTAACCAAGATAATTACTTGTTGCAACTTAATGAAGGCAACGCGTATTTGTGGTCCGGCATTATGTCAGATATGGTAAATATAAATGCAAATATTCAAAATAGAAATTTACTATTACAATGCATTCCATCAAATAATTATAGATACCCAACTTCAGGTGTGGGCTTAATTAAATATCTTCATGCCAACCTTAGTCATTCAGGATTAGCAGAAAAGTTACAAACTGAATTCAAAGATGATAAAGTGGAGATTATTAATGCCGCTTTTAATTCCTATTCAGGAGATCTGGAATTAGACTTAGATTTTTCAGAAGCAGATGCAGGTGTATAAAGTAAAAAGAAATCAGAACATATTTGATGTTGCAGTAAGCACACATGGTTCTATAGAAGGTATATTCGATTTGTTAATCAACAATCCTGATTTATCCTTTCACTCACAATTAAAAGAAGGTGAAGAAATATATTGGGATGAAGAATTTATTATATATGACAGTATTGTAAATACGTTACAAGCAGAACATATCGTACCGGCAAATGGAGAGAGACATGTATATTATAAAAACACAACAGCTCCCTTACGATGCGTCATGTACATATCTCCAGAAGAAGCATCTATTGCATTACAAATGGCAGGAGACGGAAGTCTTATTGTTGATTGGGGAGACAACAGTGATTTGGAAACTATAACGCTATCCCCCACTCTACAAAAATATGTGCATTTTTTCGATAATTATACCGATGAAAGGTCAATTAAATTGTATGGTGATTTCAATTTAAAAACCTGGGATTTGTCTTCTATTAATGGCTTAATGATGCCAACTATGCCGCTGGTGGTAGACGAGATAATTTCGGAGAAGAACAATCTCTCTCTACAAGGACTATTTTTATGTAAAGGTACATATTTAGTGAAACTGGCTAACATGAGTTTATCCAGTCTTGCCCCCATTCAGGATATGAATTTATCTAATTTGGAGTTAAGAAATATCAATTATACAAAAGACACAGTTATCAATGACTACTTAATCTATATTGCAAAGCATAATAATCAACGAAGGGATTGTAAAGTTATATTAGATATACAACCCTCTGGAACATATAAGGAGCCGCTTAAAGATAGTAATGGCAATTATGTTATTACAACTGGTATGGAAGCGATATATGTGATTACCCATGAAACTGCATGGAATGAAGCGGGTTCATGGAGCTTTGATATAAATGGAACGATTTATCAATATGAAAATTCAGACATAGCATGAGCCGTACATTAACAGAAATATACAATGAAGCCGTGGAGACCAGAAACAAATACCTGGAACTTACAGAGCTAACAAATGACTCAAAGATGTCAATAATCAATGCTTTCACATGGGTAACAGCCGCTGCAATCTACTCATTTGAGACATTGTTAGACGTTTTTACCACAGATATTGCTAAAACCTTTACCCAACGAATTAATGGGACTTCAGCATATTACGCAAATGCTATGTTGAAATGGCAATATGGAGATGATCTAATTATCAATGATGAAGGCACAGCATTTCATTATGCAACTGAAGATACAACAAAAAGATTGATTACACATGTATCTTATCAAGAGTATTATAATGAAGAATTCAAAGATAATATTTTGATATTAAAAGTTGCTTCTGGAGAAGGTCGTTCTTTGTCCCAATTGTCTGATGAGGAATTAATTGCAGCACGTGCATATCTTAATCAGATTAAATTTGCAGGTGTTAAGTGTAATGTAGTTAGTCGTAGAGGTGATGTGCTTGTTCCCAGAGTTACCGTGTATTATGATGGAGCTATTACGAAAGAGGAACTTTACGATAATATTGATACGGCACTTATTGACTTTATTGTAAATATGAAGTTTGATTCTCTTATCTACTCACAAAAAATTATAGATGCCATTCAAAAAGTAGAGCATGTTACAGATGTTCATATTGATCAAGAAGCTAGTGTAGAACAAGGAATATTTATCGCTCAATATAACGACAATAATGAACTCGGACCATTAACAAAAATTGAACGGAAGTGCTATTTGGCTAGCGGTTATGCAAAACAAAGTACACAACAAGATGCAGAAAGTGAACTTCCAACTTTTCGTGAAGCAATCGTTATAAAACTAGAAACAGAATGAGAAGTTATCGTATTAATACTGACCGTATGGTAAATCAGTTAGTTCCTCATTATCTTGGAGGACGAAAACTGATATTATTTCTTCAGGCCATTTTACAACCGTTAAACTCTTTGAATGTAAAATGGAAAGAATGGGCTGACGAAAAACGAATAGAAGCAGCAATGACCTCCCAGGTTATTATGATGGAATATTTTTTAAATCATAAATTTAGGAAGTATTTTTTAGACACCTCTGAACATATTGTCATTTCAGATGGTGCTATAAATGGAGTACCAATATATTGGGAAGATGCTAATAAAAATATATGCGAACTTCCTTTGTATAACGAAGGCGAAACCGAAGTTAGCGGACACCCAACCACTCCATTGCGTTGGAAAGATGAAAAGATGCCAACAAGTGATGTAAGTTTTGTAGTAAGTTGTCCTGCAATTAATACCAAGACAATCTCACAAGAGGAACTTACAGCTATGATTACTTATTATGTAGATCGTTATCGTATTGCAGGAAAAAAATTTAAAGTTACATACGTTTAAATGAAAGAGTTTACTTCACAAACAGGTGGGCGTTACACCTACATTGATGATATTATGAATTTACAGAATCTTGCATTAGCTTTTACAAGCATATTTGATGAATGTGATAACTTTATTATCAGTGGATGTCAAGTGTCAGGTACAAGTATTAGTGCAGGGTATGTCTATATCAATGGTAAAATACGTTATTGCACAGGAACATCTGGAGTCTCTAAATGGCCTATGTATTTGTATGAGAACAACTCGGTTGAACGTGTGTCTTATGCTGATTCCGGAGATAAAATTGGACGAAATATATACGGATGTGCTGTATCATCCAGTGTACCAATAGCCAATGATGTACTAACTGAAGCACCACCCCAATTTATCAGTATTACATCAGATGGTACAGCACTTCGACTTAAAGAAGCGTTATTTGGTAAATATGCTTTAATGATAGATTCCCCTAATTCAGTTCAGACTGTACAGAAGGATATTGTTATTGATGGAACAGTAACGGCAAATAAAGACCTTACAGCCCAAAAGGGGATTAATTTAACATCAGGAACAGCTAAAGCTAGCATCACCTATAATGCCTCTGGAGCATTAAGTATTCAATCCCAATTAAATGGAAAGCCTGTTTACAAAGTAACTATAACAGAGGACGGAGCTATTCAATTTTATATTGGAGATACTTTATTGGCTTCGCTTGACTCCAATGGTATGACGCTAAAAGTCACAATGTCTTTAAATTCTATTAAGGCAGGAAATATTGTTGTAGCTAGTAATCATATATATAATACAGGCGTTGCAGCTGATACCGGTAGTATAAATATCAATATGTTAGGGTACAATGAAGGAGACTCCTATTATCGGGACACCAAAATTGGTGATGGAAAAAATACTGTTATACTAGAAATCATAGGAAAATCTAAAGCTAGTATTTTTTATGGACCAGTAAAAATATCCCATGCGGATTCTTCGCTCCTAAGTTTAAAGAATGCCTCTCTTCCTAAGACAGACAATCAATTGATAACCTGTTTAAATTGGGAAGACAAAAATTCAGAACAAATCGGTTATATGGGGTATTCCAATATCTCTAATAAAGATTTATATATCAAAAATAACATTGGAAACTTGGTTCTCAACAATGATGTATATGTAACAGGAAAACTATTCGTTGGTGGAATTGATGTTATAGCTAGAACTATAGAATATCCCAAAGATAGTGGATGGATTGCAATCAATGTTCAGAACTGTGGTATTACAACAAAACTGTATGTCCGTCAAGTTGGAAAAATAGTGTCCATTCAAGGAGAATTACATACCCATCACAGTGGTACCATATTTACATTACCAAACACCATTGATCCTCCTAAATATAAAATAGGTTATTCCCATAATAAAGGACGTGGAAATTGGCATTGTACAATACAAGGCGGACAACGTAATTGTGTAGTTGATTATTGTAATAATGGATGTTCAGAATACATCGGATTTTTAATGACATATATTATTTAAATTATGAAGATTATTAATGTTAGCGTTGATATTGAGAGTCAACGTTTAAGTTCTCGGTCAACATCGTCTCAAAAAAATGAACATAATGAAAACGTTTCCAAACAGCAGAAAGAAACCAAAACGCCGCAAAAAAAAGCCCGGAAGACCAAAGGGACACAGCCTGAAAAACTTCGACCAGACACGGATCGGGTTTCTGATGAAACATGAAGTTCCTATAGAATATAAACTATTAATGGAAGTATCCGGCTTCCTAAAAATTCATGCACCATCTCCAGAACTGATTGAAGCAATAAGCTATGCCTCAGATGACATATTCTTCAAAAAGGCTAAGTTCTGGAGATGTTTAATGGATTATAAAAAGTATGGTTTAAGACCTCCATATAGTATTCATACAAACGCAAATAAGGAATTATATTATATACATCTAAGATTTAAAAAGTATCTAATTTGATAATTTGAATAACTCAATTTAGATACTTTTTTATATATATAATCTTGTAAATAAGAAAATAATTAGTAATTTCGCATCACAATTGATACACACGATCTTTTATATTGACTTTTAACACAGTAAATTCATGCACAAGGTATCGCGCTTTTTCAAGCCTTTACCATGTCCTACCCCAGCTCCTAAAAAACTGTACCTATTAAAATGCGAAGCAACTGGATTATATAAAATTGGAGCAACAAGCGAGGATGTAAAAAATCGTATTAGTAAGCTGTATTATAATAGCCACACTGATCAACGAACAATTAAAATTATAAAAGTTTGGGAGAAGTGTGGCTATTGTGAGTATTATATACTCAACAGTTTTGCTAAGTTAAAGGTTTCTCATCCTTTCTACAAAAACGGACATACAGAATGGTTTAAATTCACAAGTGATGAATCTAGTCTAATACGGACTGTAGAATCTATTATTTCAAGTTTAACATAGAGGAAAATATGATTAAAGTAACTAGACTAAATGCGGTTACTTCTTGGAGCCGTGCTTTAAATGCAGCACGCAGAACCGTAGGAAAGTCAGCATTAAAAAAAGAACCTTCAGACTCATGGAAAGCAAAAATGTTATTGGCAGAACATTCTCCCATTCGTTTGGTAGAATATGAATGGACATGGGAACAAATACCTCAATGGGTAACAGTGCATTTCGTTCGTCATCATATAGGATGTGAAAAGTTTGTCCATACTCAACGACCGGACCGTACCGGTTCACAAATTCCTAGAGGAGAACATTTGCAAGGAGAACTGAATGAAATGGATATGACTGCAAATGCACAAGAAATAATGGCTATTTCACGAGTACGTTTATGTAATTGTGCTTCAAAAGAAACTAGAGAAGCATGGACAACAATGTTGCAAGAACTGAAAAAGATAGATCCAGTCCTTGTTAGTAAGTGTGTGCCAACATGTGTTTATCGAGGTTTTTGTCCAGAACTTAAATGTTGCGGATATGCCAATACTCATCAATTCCATGAAGCTGTTGAAAAATATAGAAAGACTGAATAATTATGAAAGTGCAAAAAAGAACAGGTCAAATTGTAGATTTTGACCTAGAAAAAATAGGAAATGCGATAAAAAAAGCCTTTGATAGCAAACAAGTTGAATACGACCCAGCAATTGTAGAATCGGTTGATAAATTAATCAGCCTTACCTACACTAATGTTCCCGTATCTGTAGAAACCATCCAAGATTACGTAGAACGCGTATTAATGCAATTTGGATATTATGATATAGCCAAGACTTTTATTCTATATCGTGAACAACGTAAAAGTACGCGTTTTGTCAAAGAACGTATTGATTATATGAATCAATATAGTCAATCAACAGACAATGCAGCTTCTTCATCAGAAACCGATGGGAATGCTAATGTAACTATGAAAAATGTAGCTAACTTGGAAGGTGAAGTCTATAAAACTACTAATCGGATAATCCAACGCCAACGTATGAAAGATGAGTTGAACATTCTCTTTCCAGAAGTAGCAAAGCAATACGAAACAGATCTTGATAATCATATTATTTATACACATGATGAAGCATCTACGCCAGTATTAAAACAATATTGTATGGCGGTTAGTTTGTATCCATTACTAACAGAAGGCGTAGGCAATATTGATGGTGTTACCCCTTCAGAGCCTAACGATTTACAGTCGTTTAGTGGGCAAATAACCAACTTGATATTCTTACTTTCTTCCCAATGTAAAGGAGCGGTAGCCGTAGGTGAATATTTCATTGCACTAAATTACTATGTAGTTAAAGAGTTTGGAGATAAATGGTATGAAAAACTTGACTGCGAGGCTTCCTCGCCACATTGCTTAATTAAAAGAACAGTACGTGATAATATCCTGAAAGCGTTCAAACAGTTTGTGTGGGGCGTTAACCAACCAGCCGGAAATCGTAGCTATCAAAGCCCATTTACAAATATTTCTTATTATGACCATACATATTTCACATCGCTCTTTGGAGAATTTTGTTATCCGGATGGAAGTAAGCCTGAATGGATAGCTATTGATACATTGCAACGTATGTTTATGAAATGGTTTAATCAAATACGTTTAAAGCAAGTATTAACCTTTCCGGTAGAAACTTTTGCGATGGTTCATAATGGCGATGATATAATCGACCTAAATTACAAACAACTTTGTGCCGAAATGTATGCGGAAGGGCACTCGTTCTTTACTTATATTTCCGATAGTGCAGACAGCCTTGCATCATGCTGTAGGCTTAGAAATGAATTGGCAGAAAATACCTTTAGCCCCACTTCTGGCTTGACCGGTGTTATGACAGGTAGTTGTAATGTGATTACTTTGAATATCAATAGAATCGTTCAAGATTGGGCATTGACCCACACATTAAATGGAACACCTTTAATTAAGGGTAAGAAACTTATAGGTAATCCCTTACGTGTAACAGTAATTGAAAATGATTTAAAGAACTATGTAACTAGGATTTTGGAAAGAGTCTATAAGTATCATATTGCTTTCAAGACAATGCTATACGACCTTGAAGACAAGGGAATGTTTGCCGCTTCAAATGGCGGTTATATTCATATCAGTAAATTATATAGCACCATAGGCATCAATGGGTTGAATGAAGCCGCTAGATTCTTGGGAATGAAGGTAAGTAATAACCCGGAATATATTGAGTTCCTTCAACTCATTTTGGGCACTATTAAAGAACAAAATAAACTGCATTCTATCCATGACAGAAAACGGCCTTTCTTGTTTAATTCAGAAGTTGTGCCAGCAGAAGGACTGGGAGGAAAGAATTATAAATGGGATAAAGAAGATGGATATGTTGTTCCAGAGGATGAGAATTTATATAACTCATATTTTTACAATGCCCATGATGATACTTCTATACTAGATAAATTTATATTACATGGGCACCAAACCTATCAGTACACTGATGGAGGCTCGGCAGCTCACATTAATTTGGAAGATCATTTATCAAAAGAGCAGTATCTGAAATTAATTGATTTTGCCATAACTAATGGAACCAATTACTTTACCTTTAATATACCAAACAGTAAATGTGAAGATTGTGGCAAAATCATAAAAAGACCCATTGATACTTGTCCCTGTTGTGGTAGCCATAATATTACTCAATATACACGAGTTATCGGATATTTACGCCCAACTAAAGCATTTGGAAGTGATCGACAACAAGAGGCTAGAAACCGTATATATAGTGATGGTAAATCCCAGGTATGAAATATGTAGATACAAAAATAGTGTTTCAAGAATTGCCTAATGAAATTACTTTGGCAATAAATATAAGTGGTTGCCCATGCGCCTGCATCGGGTGCCACTCTTCTTATCTGTCACAGGATATAGGAGAATCATTAACAAAAGAAGCACTTCAACAATTGATACGCAAAAATAAAGGAATAACAGCTATATTATTTATGGGCGGTGATGCAAATCCGGCATATATAAATAAATTAGCCGAATACCTTTATCATAACTATCCTAATTTAAAAATTGGCTGGTATTCTGGACGAGATAAATTATCCGAAGAGATCAAACTTGATTTCTTTCATTATATTAAATTAGGCCCGTATATATCCAGCAAGGGACCTCTTAATAATCCGAACACTAACCAAAGATTATATCAAGTTGTTAAAAGGGAGAATGATATTAACCTATTTGATATTACCTCCTATTTTACAAATAATCAATATAATAATTAAATATATATTATACATCTGTAATACAGCAATATATATATTTATTCAAAAAATATTTTTGGTTTTATTTTGATAGTTAAATTGATACAATTATCTTTGCAGTGTTCTTTGAAAAATGACAGTATGTTGCATGGTCAAGCACGTCTTATTGTGCAAGACAATAAGGCAGCAAAACAAGAGATCGAATTGGCTATTGGAAATTTGAAAGATGGTGATTACACCATTCTTATTATGGACGATACCAAAAACAAATCTCTACCACAATTGAAGTATCTATTTGGCGTAGTACTGAAGACAATTTCAGAACAATTGCCTACACACCCGCCAGTAGATGCCCTATACAGATATTTTGAAGAAATTTATGCTCCGATTCATGTCTGTGATCTTCCCGGAGGTGAAAAGTATGAATACTTTAACCTCAAAAATGAAAAAGCAAGTGAGATGAATGAAGTTATTGAGAGAATCATTCATCATGTAAACACTGAATGGGGTATTAAGGTTATGTTGAAAGATAAAACCAAAATGCCAGAAGCAAAAGAACTTTGGGCTGGAGCTTATACCGAACAGTGGAATCTTCCCCTCTCTAAATTAAACAAATAATTTTCATTTTATGGAAGAGATGATTAAAAATCCGTATGCCCTCTTTGCGGAGAATCAAGAAACTTATGAAGAGGCGGTAAAAAAAAGTACCGATGAGAGCCAATCATTTCAACGTACCAAACATTTCCGTATGGATTCCGCAGGAACTTATACTGTGCGTATCCTTCCCTTGGCACCAGCCGAGCAACCAGACGGTTCTTACAAATTAGAACGTAAGGGGTACGAATATCCGGTCAAAACACAGGTGTTGAAACTGGACAACCCACGTCCAACAGGAAAAAAAGACAAACAGTTCTTTGTAAATATCTGTCATTCCAGCTATGCCGGATTATCTGTAGACCTAATTGACACTTATCTTCAAGTTGCTGAAAATAAGTATGGCAGTGATGAAAAATTGATGAAAAAGATTAAAGGTTCAGGCTTTGATGGTGGTCTAAAATGGAACTCTCAACGTGCCATGTATATTTTAGATTTGGACAACCGTGAAGAAGGTATTCATTTACTTATCCTGTCTTATTCGCAATACAAAGATTTGGAGGATCGCAAACTGGCTATATGGAAGAAGCTTCTGGAAAAAAATCCTAAATGTTTGTGCCCTATCTCTTCTTTGGAAGATGCTTTCCCGGTAGAAATTACTCGTAAAGAGGAAAACAAGAAAACCACTTACACATTTAACATTGATACAATTTCCGGTGCCGAACCTCTATCTGAAGAGGAAGTCAGTTCGTTGTTGGAAACACAGCGTATCCCGGCAGCTATTTATCGTTACTCACGTTTCCACATGGAGGCTACCATTGAGTTCTTGAAGCAATACGATGCTAAAATGGAAATGGATGTGATGAGCAGCAAAGAGATCACAGAAGCTATTGAAAAGATTAAAATGGAGCTTCATCCTGATGATAAATCCCATTTCTCTTTTGACAAAAAAGAACGTAACAGCGGTGATAATGAGGAACCATCAGACAACGAACTGGATTCATTGTGGAACCTCTGGGAAAAACTAAATGAACGCGGTATTGGTGATAAGAGCGAAGAAGGGCAAGACTTACGTGATGCAATTCGCGAATATATTGATGCCAATGAGCTAAATGTCCGTGTCACTCGTGGAAAAACAAATGAAGATTTGCTGAATGATATTGAAGACGCGTTGGAAGTTGCTAAAGATGGCAGCAACAACGAAGATGACGGTACACAAAGCGATACTAAACCGGAAGACACGCCTTTAGAGCCAGAACCGGAAGAGGAACCAGCACCAACCCTCGCTCCCACTCATGCTGTTCGTAGACGTGGTGAACATAATGATGACACCAATGAGCCAGCTGCAAACCCAGTCCGTGAACGCAGAGCTACACGTCCTGAACGTAGAAGAAGATAATTCATTTTTGTATTAGCATTATAGGGACATATCTAACTAATATTAATATGTCCCTATTTAAATTGAATCACAATGAGCAAGAAAATACCAAGTGCCTTATTGTTGAATGATATACATGTATCAAAAGACAATATTCCAGAATTTCAAAAAAACTGGGACGAGGCTTTATATATATGCGATCAATATGGGATTGAAGATATGATAATTGGTGGAGATTTGTGGTTATCACGCTCTTCTCAAACACTTAGCACACTCATGGCTGTTCGCCAAGCTATCATAAAAGCCACTAAAGCCGGAATAACCATTACCGTTGCCGAAGGAAATCATTGTAAAGTTGACCAGGAATCAGTTCTAGGGTATAGTCATTTGTTTAGTGAATACCCCCACGTCTATGTTGTTGATGACTATTCGATTATTAATATTAGCAACGATGTAGAACTATATATAATGAGCTATTTTCCAGAAAACGGAAGTTTCGTAGAACGGCTGAAAAAAATGGTAAAGGCGGAATTGAACGCGTCTGTACATAATATCCTATATATTCACGAAGGAATAAACGGGGCACTTAGCACGCCTAATGAAAAAGAACTGCCCACGAACATTTTCAGTGATTTTGATACAGTTCTTGTAGGACATTATCACAATCGTTGTATTATCAAAGGTACCAACATTGAATACATAGGTTCTTCCAGGCAACATAATTTTGGCGAAGATGAAGAAAAGGGCTATACCATTATATATGATGATGGTAGCCATGAATTCATAAAGAACCAAGTCAATATTCGCTACAAAGTTTTGGACATAAAAGCTAGTCAAATCAATTCAAAACTAATTGATAAGCTGGATGATATGAAAGCGGATGGAAGATACAAGATTAAAACAAGAATCAGTTGTACAAGCCAAGAAGCTTCAAGTATTGATAAACAAAAACTTCTGGAAGCAGGGTCTTCAAAAGTGGAAATTGTTACTGAAGATGTGGAAATCACAGAAACAACAGCCCACTCTTTAGATAAAAAATTCGACAAATCCGGTATTAAGCAAGAATATACCAGTTTTTGTGCTAACAAAGGAATCATAAATATAGAAATGGGGTTACAATACCTTGATAAAATCAGTTAATATGTGGACATTAAGACAAGTTTACGCAAAAAACCTATGTGCTTTTAAGCAATTGGACTATACATTGTTGCAAAAACATACAACGCTGATTTTTGGCAACAATATGGATAATGATTCGCAAGGTTCAAATGGTTCCGGAAAATCTGCTATGCTAGAAGCAATCGCTATTGGGATAACCGGAGAGACACTTCGTAGAATAAAAATGGATGAGATAATCAATGATGCGGAGGATGAAGCGACTGTTTCCCTTTTGTTTCAAAACAATACTACAGGACAGTACTTATCTATTAAACGTGTTATCTCCCGTAAAACAGCACAGATAATCAAAGTTTCTATATATTATGATGAAATTGATTGTAACATAAAACATATAGAACAAGCCGGAGTTGCAGATTACAATAAATTTATACTTGAAACACTGGGGCTGACAAAAGATGATGTTTTCTCAAACTTCATTCTTTCTAAGCACAAATATTCGTCATTTCTCTCCAGTTCTGATCGCGAGAAAAAAGAAATCATTAATCGTTTCAGTAACGGTGTAATGGTAGATGAATCTATCGCTGCATTACAAGAGGATATGATACCGATTCAAGAATCATTAAAACAAGCAGAATTGAATGTAGCGAATCATACCGGACGTGTTGAAACATTACAAGAGCAAATCAACACAGCTATTACAGAATCAACAGAGCGTTCACAAAAGAAAGCTGAACGTATAGCAAACTGGAATGAAGCTATTGCTGGGAAAAGAGCTTATATCCGTGAGCAAAATGTTCTCATAAATAAAAGTGACGAGTTACTGGAACAATATGATAAAACAGATGAAGTATTGCAAAAACTGGAAAACAGTAAAAAGGATACTGGTGCATGTTTTGAAATTATTTCAGAACGTTTTACTTCATGCGCTTTGCCATTACCTAAGGATTTTGCAGCTATATCAATTAAAAATCAGAAAGAATTGGAGGTTGTTACAACAGAATATTCCAATGTACAACAACAGCTGATTCAGCATGAGAAAAAGATTGCAACAGCCAAATCCTCTTATGAGAAGCTGTTAAAACAACATGAGAAGTTTCAAGAAAACTTCAAAAAGAAATCCACCAAAATTGAGAATCAAATAAATGAATTATTGGATTCTATTAAAAAGTTGGATGCCGAGAATAGTAATCTTAGATCACAAAGGACTAAGTTGGAAGCAGATATAGCCAGCCTCCAAAAACAACTTGCCGGAGTTATCGTTTGTCCTAAATGCCAACATGAATTCACATTGGCTAATGATGTAGATATAAACGAGGTTAAACTAAGATTGCAAGACCGAAATGGAGAGACACAAGACATTCTCCAAAATATTGAGGCTAATGAAAAACGCATTTCAGATATTACAACAAAAGGACGCGAAGCTCGTAAAGAACAGGATGAATTGAATCGTAGTAAAATAGAATGGTCGAATAAGATTACCGAGACTTGTACAGCATTGGATGAATTATCACGTAATACGTCTTATTTAACCAATAAAATGCAAACTCTCCAGCATCAAATGAATACCCTTCAGAAATCCATTGATGATGCGCGTACTAATTTATTTGATGATTCTTATGCAATATTAGATGAAGCTATTAGAAAGCAAGAATACGAAGCAAAGCAGGCCGAGTTGAATATTAACAATGCTAATGGAGCTATTCAGTCATACGAAGAATCTATTCGTGACATCGAAAACTCTTCCGAAACTGACATGATAGAATCTCTCAAAGCCAACAAGAAAAAATATGAGAAAGAATTGGTATTAGCCATTTCTGAAAAAGAAACTATTGAACGAAAATTAAATTCATATAAAGAGCAAGAAGCAACCTTTACTGAATTTAAAACCCATCTGGCTAATACTAAAATTGATGCTCTTAGCCATATAACTAACGAGTTTCTGGAGGCCATTGGTAGTGACATTCGTATTGCATTTTCCGGTTTTACAGTCTTAAAAAGTGGAAAAATCAGAGATAAGATTTCCATTTCTCTTATTCGCGATGGTGTAGATTGTGGCTCTTTTGATAAATTTTCAGAAGGTGAAAAAGCAAGAGTTAATCTGGCTAATATTTTGGCAATGCACAAACTTACCAATGTAAATTGCGATGACGATAAAGGACTAGATCTCCTGATACTTGATGAAATATTAGAAGCCACTGACGAACAAGGGCTTTCCAACATTTTTGATGCCCTCAATCAATTACAGATTACATCTTTGGTAGTCAGTCATGGAAATATAGCTGAAGGCTACCCATACAAGACTGTAGTCAATAAACTTAATGGCGTTTCATACATAGAATGATTAACGAATCAAAAAACATTAAAAATGAGTCAATAAATCAAATTACACGTGATAATGTGCTTGCATTAGATATAGCAGAGCACTGTGGATATTACTCAACCCATGAATCAGGAACATGGAATTTTACCCAAAGAAAAGGCAAAAATGCGACCGAGCAACATAAAATGTTTTATGACACACTGGTTGAATTTATCCAAAAATACAACATCAAATTGATTATCGCCGAAGATGTATGCGTTTCAAAGCATTTCATTGCAGCGCGAAAACTATCCGAATTTAGAGGCATATTATATCTGATATGCGCCCAGCTTGGACTCCCGGAACCAAAATTCATAAACGTTAGCACAGTAAAAAAATGGGCTACCGGTGACGGAAAAGCTGACAAAAAGAAGATGATTGAATATTGCATCAAACGATGGAATATTACACCAGTCGATGACAACATGGCTGATGCAACCCACATCTTCAAATATTATGTAAGAATATACAAACTTTAGACAGAAAATGAGTTACGCAAGAAACATAAGGCGTAGGCAACAAAGAGAAGGCCAGCCCCATTTAATGATGCTAGGAAGCTTGCTAGGAGATTTTTACGAATTCCTTAGTAAACAACCCCAGCCAACAGACAACGAGGTAAGAAGTAATTTTATCTCTAGTAATAATAAGTGGAAGAAGTATTGTAAAGTCCACAAATTGATGAACTCGGATCACTTGTTTGTGCTCAATGTTCAAGAGGCGTGGAAGAGACATACTCAGCAGTTACCACAGAACCCATAATAATAAGTGATGAAGTAGCTGCACGGCGAAAAGCCCTATTTGATAAATACGTAACACCGTACAACCGAATGATATACAAGTTATGTATGCGCTATACTTTTAATCCTTCTGACATAGAAGACAATTACATAGAAGTGCTTACCAACATGTATAAATATATCGAGACATATAATCCAGAGCGTTCTGTACAAACATGGCTCCATATTGTAACCAAACGATGTGTCTTTGATTTGGATCAACGTAAAAAAAAGCATCAAGACATGTTGAGTGATGATAACGATGTGGAAACATTTTCTTCCAGTGAATCTATTGTAGATTTTGACGAAGTAAGCTCTAACGTAATGGGTATTGACAATTATCAAGAGTTATACAGCGATGATGTTTTAGCTGCATTAAAACAGTTGAAACCACAATACAGAAGCGCACTTTTGTATCAACAGGCAGGATATAAACTCAAAGAAATTGCCGAAATCGAATATCGGAACGGTGCCTTAGAATCTCGCAATATCGAAACTGTCAAAAGTCGATTATTCTTGGCGCGTCAACAACTTCAACAACTATTGACTCGTGATGGAAAAAGAAGAACGACTGACGAAACAGATTAAGACAGTATATACAGAAATAGCCAAGCGTTTGGTAGACCCCTCCTTCTCATTCCCAGAGGGAGGGCAAGCCAAACGCCAACTATCTCAATTTATTGTCAACTTTACTCAAATTTGTGGTGGAGAATTTAATACTTCACGACTTGTAGACTATTGCGTATTCCAGCTTCATAAAAACAGGAATGCCCAATATCAACGTACATTAGCTCCAAAAACATTTGGAACTACTGCTCTTCAAAAATATCTATCAATGTCTTCCAGAGCCAAGCAATATATGGAAGACCAATGGTTATCTGAAGCCAATCTAACCAGAGCCTATCTAAATTCACTAATCTGTAAAAAAGAGCATCCTCAGTCTAAGTATATTTATATGCCATCTGAAGAATGCACTAAGAAACGGAGTATCAACACAGATATTGGGTTTCTAATATGCTCTACATCCACATTGATGTGGAGTCCATTCTCTCCAGCATGTCAAATATGCACAAATGTCGAGAAATGCAAGCAAGAAACCGCGATAAAATATCCAGAGTTATACCGAATAAGACTCGAAGAATATGGCGAAAGAAGATAACGTATTAACAGAAGATTTCTTATTTGAATTATATTACGCTTGTTTTACATACGACTATGTATGTAGCTTAGTGTGTGAATATATGCAGAAATCGTACCTGCCTGGTAGAGATTTTCAAGCATTGCAGGGGTATCTGTGCAAATACTTCGCAGAACACAAATCATCCCCTACCCTTAATATTATCAGCCAGATAGTTTCTGTCAACAGAGAGGTTTCAGCACTGTTAGAAGATATAAAAGACTGCGCCGAAGGAGTTGAGCCGGAAATTATATTGGAACAGTTTGAAAATTATCTAAGACAAGTAAAATTTCAAAAGACTTACAAAGAGATAGGTGAACTTTATGCAAAACAGGATCGTGACAAAGCAATGAAGTTGCTCCAATCATTTGCTGAATGGCAGAATGATTTCAGTTTGCGTCAAAATTCCTTTGTTGATGTAGTCGAAACCTTTGAATCCCGTTTTAGGCGTAATAGAGAAAAACACAATCAAGAGTCAAGATTTAAACCAATCACCAGATTTTATATTGATGGTCTGGATGAAATGAACAGTGGACGAGATTTACGTACTCAATTAACATGTCTCTTAGCCCCTACTGGTGTTGGGAAAAGTCATGCCGCACGTTGGATTGGGAAATGCGCCTCTCAAATAGACGGATTAAACGTACTTCATTTCCAGTTAGAAGGTTCTGAAGATGAAGTTGTGGATGCTTATGCCGCGTCACTGGTTTCCTGTAATTCTTATCGTTATAGTACTGGTACACTAAAAGACCGGGAATTAGAACGAATGATACAAGAAATCAAGGCAATGTCTGGTACCCTAAAAGTCAAATCCTTTCCAAAGTTCGCTAATCAAGTGTCTACCATTGATATAAAAAATGGTATTGCTGAATACAAAAAAATCTATGGCATATCTCCAGACGTTGTTATCATAGATTCTATGGATTTGCTAACAGATTCCAGCGGACGTAGATGGTCAGAAAATGGAGAACGTCACAAACGAGTTGCTGTAGCTAATGATTTAAAGGACTTGGCAGGTGACGAAAATGTCTGGATGGTTGTGACTTATCAGGCAACTATAGAAAATAGAGAGTGGCTTAACGATGAACAAAATGTATTGAGTGAATATAATTGTTCAGAAGCTAAAGGTTTAAGCAGACCAATGACTCATCTTATTACTCTTAATCAAAGCATCAATGAAATGCGCGAAAATATTATGCGTATAAATGTTGCAAAATCACGATTCTTCAAAAAAGGAGATCCGTTTAAAATTGCTACTGATTATGATAACGAATGTTTTTATGACAGAGCAAGAACATTAAATATCAGCAAAGTTGCGTAATATGGAATTGAGTAAAGAAGAAAAAGAGTATATAATCCAAGAACTTTCTATTGAACTACATGCAAAACCGGATGGTAGCGGAAAGAACTTGATTGTCCCCCAGTGCCCCTATTGTGGGCATGAAGGAGGGAAATACGGTATATATATAGGTAAAGCAACCGAAAGGAAAAAGCCTTTTATGGCACACTGCTTTTCGTGTGGACGTTCAACCCAGACATTAGAACAATTGCTAACAGATATAGACCGTCAGGACTTAATTATAACAGATACTTTTGATCTTGATGGAGATAAAAAAATTAATGATTTCTCTTTTCTGGAAAACGATGACAGGGAAATAGATGACTCTCTGTGTGTTGTGGAAATGCCTGAATATTATAAGCGCATTCATTTTAATCGGTATTTAAGAAAACGTGGATTTACTGAAGAAGATTATGATTTCTTTCCAGTCGGCACTACACGTAACATGAACTTCAAGTTTAATGATTATGTAATATTTCCGATTATAGACAGTGGAGATATTGTTGGGTATATTTCTCGGCATATTTGGGATAAAGCTGATATTGATGAATATAACCGTAAAGCAAGTCATAATGGAAAATTCCAAATTATGCGTTATAGGAATAGCACTGAAAACGATTTTGTCAAATTATTATACAACTATGATAGTATAATTGAAGACGAAACAGATACCGTAATTCTTGTAGAAGGAGTGTTTGATGTCATTGCACTTACGCGAAAATTAAACCTGTACAATAACCCATCTGTGGCTGTTGTTGCTACGTTCGGGAAGAAAATCTCTGATACACAAATTTATAAGTTACAGGCAAAAGGGGTTCATACAATAGTCATTGGATATGATGGAGACGCTACAGAAGCTATAAAAAAGACAGGTGATCAACTAAATGAATATTTTGATTGCTATGTTGCCGATATAGAAGATTCCAGCCAAGATTTCGACAGCATGGACTTTTGGGAGATATATGACACATTCGCTTTCAGACTGAAAACTTTAACCGAATATAAATTAAACAAAATTTAAATATGAATCCTGATTTATTAAATTGGCTAGATAATAATAAGATGTGTTTCAATATCATAGATGAAGATGTTATTGAAATCACGGGCTTTGGTAAAATGTACTATGAAGATACTAGTATGATTAAGTCCATCTTCCGTACTGATGCTGACAACAACATCAAGTTCAATACAATGGAAAACATTCAAACATTACAAGAAGAAGGCATTAATTATATAGTATTTCAATTTGGAGACAACTGGTATTATTATGACACAAGAAAAGACTTTGAATTTCAAATTTTAAAGTATGTAGGCAATAGGAAGCCATTAAACCATACCCAAGAATTTGTAAACTTAGGCATACATACCCCTTTTGAATTGCTCAATGGAAGTTTTTCGCTAACAGATTGGATAAAAAAAGCCAAATACTTAGGACAATCCGCATTAGGTATTTGTGATTACAATACAATGGCAGCAACCCTTATTCTTCAAAAAGAGTGTGAAGCTGCTGGCATTCAATGGGTGTTTGGATATTCACTTACATTCACTGATGGTATCGAAAAGATAGATGCCAAAATATACTGTCAGTCACAAGAAGGACTTCAAAATTTGCTTAGAATTCAAAAATGTATAAATGTAGATTCAGAAAATAAAATCATTGATTTACAAGATCTTCTAAAACATGGAGCCGGTAATATAATTGTATTTAGCAAATATGCGTCATTTTGGTTGAAAGAAATAGGTAATAATCTTGACCGTTTTTTCGATAGTTTTGACGATTGCTTTTATCAATTAGATTTATCGGAATTCAAAGCTGAACGTATTGATATTAAAGTACTAGATGCCACAAAATGTTACTTTGACTACATATATGATACAGGCGATCTACCTCCAGTATTAATTTGTGACTGCTATTATTTGGACAAAGATGATGCAAAAAACAAAATCATCCTTAACAAAATTGCTGAAGGGGCAGCACATGAACAAAGTGATGACCAATATTTTAAGGACTTGGACGAACATTGGACTACTATGTCTGGCTTGTTTGATGAACACAAATGGGACATAGAGGATATATTCAATTGGGCGTGTGAAAATACAGTCAAAATTGCTGAAGGGGCAAAAGCTAGATATGAAATTGAACGCAACTTTATGCCTCAATATGACATGGCTGACAATGAAAAATCAAAGTACGCCAACCGACATGAAATGTTTTTGGATTTGCTGGAAGATGGGTTCAACAAACTGGTCCCCAAAGGTAAAGAAGATATATATCGCAAACAATTAGATTATGAGGTTTATGTATTGGAATCAACCAACAACGTAGATTACATGCTCGTACAATATGATACTGTTAATTGGGCACGCAAAAATGGAATATTAGTGGGATGCGGACGTGGTTCTGCTGGAGGGTGTCTAGTTTTATACCTATTGGGAATAACACTTATAGATCCAATAAAATACGATTTGTTATTTGAACGCTTCCTTCTTCCAGAACGTGCAGGACTATACCCTTCAGATGTGACCATTATTGGAGATGACGTAGATTCCAATCAATATATCGAAGTTACATTAGAAAATCATAAAACTTATAAAATAGACAAAGACGCACAGTTACTTGTGAAACGTGCCGGAATGGATGATCCTATTGTAGTATATGCAGATGAACTGCAAACTGACGATGATATTCAATTTGATAATCGAGATCTTTTATTTACTCTAAACGAAATTTGATTATGATTCCAATTTTAAGAAAAGTGGGATGGGATTTAAATCCCAATGACAAGGTAGTTAATGCCATCCTCAAAAGATGTGAAGCCAATAATGGCGAGTGTCCATGCCACAATGACTCCAAAGACAAACGATGTCCGTGCAGCTCGTATAGAGAACATGATGTTTGTCATTGCAATTTATATGTAAAAATCGAAAAATAAAAAGGTATGGAAGATATGATTTTGACAGAAGAGATGCAAAAAATAATGAATCTCATTCAGGATGATGAGAATAATGTATTCGTAACAGGTAAAGCCGGTTCTGGAAAGACTACATTTCTAAAATATCTAATTGAAAAATCCGGGAAGAATTGCATTGTAGCTGCCCCAACAGGCATAGCAGCGATTAATGCAGGGGGCGTTACATTGCATAGTCTATTTGGCATTCCTTTTGGACCCATTACACCTTACGACCGACTGGAAAACAAATTTTCAGAATACAAAGTAGAACTATTGCTCAAAATGGAATTGCTGATTATTGATGAAATAAGCATGGTACGCCCAGATATTCTGGACACCATTGATCGCAAACTAAGGTGGGTTTACGAAAGCGATGAACCATTTGGCGGTGTACAAGTGATAATGTTTGGCGATCTTTTTCAATTGCCTCCAGTAACAAAGAAACAAGAAAGAGAAATATTGTCTGACTTTTATGATGGCTTTTTCTTTTTCAACGCCTTAGTTTTCAAACGCACAGGTTTCCACATTGTAGAGCTAACAAAAATATTCAGGCAAACAGAACCTGAATTTATTAATGTACTCAACAATATTCGTAATTACCAGGTAACATCCGATGAACTGGATTTATTAAGCGAATTGAAAGACCGCAAAATCAGTAGCAGTTATGATAACGAATACATCCATATTTGTACACACAAAGCTGATGTTGAGAAAATTAATGCCGACAAATTAGGGGAACAAGAGATACGAAACTATGATATAGTTATCAAGGATAAGTTCCCAGAATCATCTATACCATGTGATTTACATTTAAAACTTCGAGTTGGGGCAAGAGTTATGTCATTAGTTAACGACTCATTAAAGGGTTATTATAATGGTATGCTTGGAATTGTGACCGCATTAGAAGATAACGTAATTACAGTACGTATGGATAATGGCCGGACTATCAAATTTGAGCGTTATACATGGAGTAATACGCAATATACTTTAAAAGATAATGAGATTGTAAAAGAAGAAATTGGTTCATGTACTCAATTCCCATTAACATTGGCATGGGCCATTACCATTCATAAAAGCCAAGGACTTACATTCGATAAAATTATCATTCATGTATCACATACTTTTTGTCCTGGACAACTATATGTAGCCCTTAGCCGATGTAGAACGCTGGAAGGCATCGTTTCAGATGCTTTTATCACCAAACAAATGATTATTCCAGAATATGCTCTAATTGATTTTGAAAGGGCATACAAATCAGAAGGTAACTATTATGGTAAACGGTTAGATTAATTAAAAATGAAAGTCATATCAGTTAAATATAAAACATCTTCAACAGAGGTGAAAGCCATAGATTGTTTTGTGGACAGTGGTTATTTGCAAGGTCCTGGAGGTTCCCTTCCAGATGTGGATGTAGACTTCCAATCAGACCGTAGACAAGAGGTAAAAGAGTATATTGAACGCCGTTATAACCATGATGGTAAACAACGTGTGTTTTCTGCCGGAACCTTTACGACTTTAAAATTGAAAGCAGTTCTTAAAGATGTAGCGCGTGTACATCGAGTACCGGTAAATATTGTAAATTATATCACAGCTATATTTGAAGATGACAATATGAGCTGGACAGACCTGTTTACAATGGCTGCTACCAATAAAAAAATACATAGCTTCATAATGGAGTACCCACAAGTAATTGAAGATATTCGTACTTTGATGGGACAACCTCGTTCTTCATCAGTTCATGCCTCTGCCCTACTAGTGACCCCAGATTCAAAAGATGGAAAAGATTTGGAATGCTTTGACTTTACTCCTATAAAGAAAATAGACGGTGTGTTGATTTCCGAATTTGACGGTTATTCATTAGACGAACAGGGATTACTAAAAAATGACTGTCTTGGTATTAAGGAATTGTCAAAACTACAAGCTGTCATCAATATATGTAATGATAAATATCATACCGATATTACTTTTCAAAATATCGTGCAAAGCGGACTAGATGATCCTAAAGTATATCAACTACTGCAAAAGGGATACACCCAAAATATCTTCCAGTTTTCATCTAAAGGGATGACTAAATTTTTGGTAAGTATGCAACCAGATAAAATTGAAGATTTAATCGCAGCCAATGCCTTATTTCGTCCAGCAACACTAGATTCCGGATCTACAGATAAATATGTAGACTGCAAATTGGGAGATGCAGATCCTGTATATCTATGGGGAACATACAATGCCATGAAGAATACTTATGGTGTGCTGTGTTACCAGGAACAGCTAGCACAGATTGCACGCGAAGTTGGAAAATTCAGTTTAGGTGAAGGTGTCAAATTGGTAAAACTTATATCCAAGAAAAAAGTAGATAAGATTCTTGCCTTACGAGACAAGTTTATGGCCGGAGCTAATGAAAATGGTTGCCCAAAAGAAGATGCAGAAGCAATATGGCACATGTTTGAGGTAGCTGGTGGTTATCTTTTTAACAAAAGTCATGCAACCGCTTACGCTGTTACCGCCTATGCCGGAGCCTACCTTAAAGCCAATTACCCTACAGCTTTTTATACCATAGCTCTTCAATGGGCTAAAGATGATGAAATTCCTACATTAATGAGTGAGATGGAACTATGCAGTGAAGCAAAAATAGTTCCACCAGATATAAATGTAAGTGGCGGAACCTTTATTACAGACTATGAAACCAATAAAATTTTTTGGTCTCTTTCTCGTATTAAAATGTTGGGAGCTAAAGCTACAGAATGGATTATAAACGAACGAAATGTACGCGGAGAATTTAGTTCTATTGAAAACTTTATAGAACGAATATTCCGGTATAAATTAAAGCTGTACAAATATTGGGATGATCCAGACAACCCGAATGAAGCTACTAAATGCCCAGTTAATGCAAGACATGTCCGTCATTTAATATTATCCGGATGTTTTGACAAAGTAGAAAATGCCCAATCAGTCATAGAACGATATGCCATTTTAGAAAAAGCCGCAAAATGTTTAGGTTTTGAAATATCCGAAAAAGATATACCGGAAGATTTGAGAAACAAACATTATTTCTGGAGTCAACAGCAAATCGCAATTAGTGGCATTGGAGCTATCGACTATAAACGTATTTATGACAATTCAGAAGCAAAGCCCCAAATAAAAGGAAAAGCATCTTGGGCACTTTTAAAAAACATACAAGACCCCGATTATGATGGAAAACGCGTTGCTATTTGTGCTAACATTGTAGATATTGAGGAGAAAAAGTTTAAAGACAAGAAAACAGGTGAGAATCGAGTTTTCTGCAAACTTTTACTTCAACAAAACAATGATCTGGTAGAAATGGTCATCTGGAATGATGAATGGATGAATGTCCGGGCAACACTTTGTAAGGGTGGTTCTCTTAGCAGTGCAAAGAACAAAATGCTTATATGTTCCGCCCAAGTCAAGTACAGTGACTATACAGGTGGAAACAATCTTCAGTTATATAAATCTTCAATTATAGACATATTATGAAAATAAAAGCAAATATACCAATTATTATAACTATTGTCGGACCATCTGGAAGCGGTAAGACAACAATGGCAAACATCATGTCTGAAAACGGCATTCCAACAATAGTATCATATACAACACGTCCCATGAGGGAAGAAGAAACAAATGGAAAAGAACATTGGTTTGTAACTCCGGAAGACAAGCCCCAAATGTCTGAAATGATAGCTTATACACAATTCGGCGAACATGAATATTGGGCTACATTGCAACAGGCAAAGCAGAAGATATGTACATACGTAATTGATGAAAAAGGTCTGAAATATTTAAAAGAAAAATTTCCAAACTCATTTATTATATTTTCTGTATATATCGACAGAAGTATGGATGATCGTATAAATTGTGGAATCGACCAACAGCGATGTGAACGCGATTTGAATCGTATAGAGATACCTTTAAATGAATATGATTATGTTATTCATAATAATTATTCACTCGAAGAATTTAAACAAAAAGTTAAACAACTCACACTAAGTTTATTAAAATAATATGGCAACTCCTAATAACGAAAAGCCAATTATCGTGGCTTTTACCTTAGACTTTGAGACTGGCGGTTTGGACTGCCAAGATTGCGCATGTACCCAGATTGCAATCCATGCAGTACGTATAGATACTTTTGAAACAATTGACAGATATGTAAAATACATATCCCCATATAATAAACAGCCGGATAAAGGTGTGGCTAAACGTAAAGTATTGAAGAGTAAATTTGATAAAGACGATGAACAGCCCATGAAATATGAAGAAAAAGCTCTGACTTATTCCGCCATAACAATGGATATGTTAGAATCTCTTGGTATGGACATCAAGCAAGTTGCGGCAGAGGTTATTGATTTTATCCGCAAAAACATATTATCAAAAGGTCGCAACATAAAACCCTTCTTAATTGGTCAAAACATTGGATTTGATATAGGATTCATGCAACAGTTAATGGAATATGGAGGACAAATGAAAGAATTTGCCAAATTAATGAGAGGAGAAACAGATTTCTATGGGCACTTCCAGCCTTTATATATAGACACAATCGTTTTAGGACAATTGGCTTTATCTCATTTAGATGGCATGAGCAGTTATAAATTGGAAATCATGGCAGAAAAATTTGGTATCGAACTAGATGATGCCCATGATGCAGATGCTGATGTAACAGCAACGACCAATGTGGCTATGGTATGTTCCCAAAGGATGCGTAATGCTTCCGGCATAGATGATGGTAGTATGGTTATGACCAAAACAGAAAAATCACGTGTTCATTTCAAAATATAAAATATGGTAACAGAAGAAGAAAAGCAACAAGCGCAATCAATTGGACTGGAGCCAGAAGTAGTGTTCAACACTCTTTCAGACCGAAGAATCCTAGCTGTACAAACCGAAGATACCCATGAAACTATTATGGAAATTTCCGGATATGATTTACAAATAAATTTTAATCGGGATAAGTTACAGAATATTGCAGATATAGAAAGTATGCTAGATGGACTCAAGGACCTATTCAGACGGGTTGTTATGCAAGATTTATTAGAAAGTAACGTTGAAAAAACAAACTCATAAGACCTTTCCTAGCTATTCTTAGTAAACCAAGCCCAGTTGAACATATCGGCTGGGCTTTAATACAATTAAAGAATGGAACTAAAGAAACCAGAATCGTTGAATAAACAAGAAATTGATTTTTGCGAGTTATTCATTTTCGGCTGTGACCCTTATGCCGGAAATGCTCGCAAATGCTACGAAGATATATTCTATGATTCCAGTCATACCTCTTTAAGAAAGGCAAAACAATTAATGGCACGGGATGATGTACAAGAGTATATCAATCAGTTGCGAGCTATCGCTAATTATGAAACAGCCGACCTAAAAGCTCGTCTAACAGAAAAACTACTGCATATTATAGACGAAACTTCTACAGCAAAATATACAGATCGAAGAGGCACAGAGCTATCACCAGCTCCATTACGTTCTGTAGCTGTGCAAGCATCAAAAGCTTTAATGGAAATGTATCCAGTAAAGGTAGCACAAGAAAGTAAAGTTGAATTGAAAGGTAACGGTGACTCTGGTATTGTTTTCAATGTCATTGTTCCTCAATCTAATAATGATAATAATGTTGAATAAAAGAACAAATGGTAGGACGAAAAATTACAATCATTGCCTCCCCTTTATTGAAAGAATGGAAATTGAAAAAGTTAATTGGAAGGGATGGGGTTATTATTAAAAAGAATCAAAATCAAAAAACAAAAGGCGTATGGGTACGCTTAAATGAGCCATTTGCAAATGAACTAGAATGGTTTATCCCAATCCAATCAGTACAAATTACTTCACATTAATATGGAACAGTTGGATAAAGGCATCGGATGGCTTCAAAAATTGCTTAACCTACAAAAGAGATATGGCTTTTTCAGCATTATAAAAGGACTATTTCTGTTGTTTTTAAGCGGTTACATCATATTTTTCGCATTAAATCCAAAGTATCTTTTGGATCGCATGTCCGAAATAACAACTGCCCAACATGACCATCTAGTAAATACAAGGTTATCTGCGGATTCCAATATTCGCCATATTTTATCTAAAATGATATTTACCACTAATGCTGACCGGGCATGGTTAATAGAATTTCATAATGGAAGTAAAAATCTGACAACAGGATTGCCATTCCTTTTCGGTTCGATGCGAATTGAAGAAGTTAGGGATAGTATATCAAATGTTGACGAAGACTATGCGGATTTTAGCTTATCAAAATACAAACTTGTGGCAAAAGTATTGGACGATGGATATTTTTATGGTGGGTTGGATGATATTCAAAAAATAGACCAACGCTTGTATTACAAATTTCAAGCCAACGACATTAGCGAAATAGCCTTATTAACATTGTATGATGGAGAAAAGCCCGCTGGAATTATTGGTCTATCGTTTTGTAACGGTAAAAAGATGGACAAACAACTGGTTGGAAAACATATCAGAAGCAGTGGCATAAAAGTAGCCACATTACTATCACAAATAAATGATTAAGACTATGGAATTAAGATTAGAACGTCTATGGCCAAAAGAGGCTTATACAATTGGCAGACTATATATCAACAATGAGTTTTTCTGTAATACACTAGAAGACAAAATAGTTGATAAAAATAAAAATGGAATATTCGATAATGGAGAAAAAAAAGTTTATGGAGAGTCGGCAATTCCGTATGGTACTTATAAGATAATCTATAATTGGTCTCCAAAATTTGGTCGTAATCTCCCAAGATTATTAAACGTTCCTCATTTTGAAGGTATTCTCATACATAGTGGCAATACCGCCGCAGACAGTGCTGGTTGTATTTTAGTGGGAAAAAATTCAGCGGTAGGTCGATTATCTGAATCAAGATATACTTCTGATTGCCTTAACAGAAAGATTGAAGAGGCACAAAAAAAAGGGGAACCAATTACTATCAGTATTGTATGAAACCAATTACTATCATAAGTTGTATTCTTTGTATTCTGTTACTCGGTTCATGCGCTACTTCTAAAAATACGGAGCATCAACAACAGATAGATTACTCCAGTGAACTGCAACAACTTCGCAACTCACTGGATTCTCTTCACATGGATATTGACAAACAATCTAAAGTAACGGCAGACAAATTGAGTAATTTAAAGTTAGAAAATAAAACTGTGTATTTATCAATGCCAGACTCTACCGGGAAACAATATCCAATAAAGCAAAGCATAACTAATATAAACAAACAAGATACCGAGCATACAGAATCAGCTGAAACATTATCAATATCCATTTCACAAATATCATCCAAGCTAGACTCTCTATACCAAAGGGTTAATGAACTTAGCAAATCGTCAGGAAAGACTATAGAATTAAGTTGGTGGGATTTACATAAAGATAAGATTTATCTATCGGCAATAATTACAATGCTAATAACAATATTTCTTGTTAAAATCAAAAAATCATATCATTTATAACAACCACCTCTATAGCAAAAGACTATTCTTGATAAAACATTAAGAAGTTATGGATTTACATATTAAAGATAGATTGCTTATTCCTTCTATTTTTCCAGAACGGGGAAATTTTATGGATTTTAATTTGAAAAAGTCTATCGCCCGAAAAATTGCTATTTCAGAGCAAGACAGAAAGGACTATGAAATAGTCGAAAAAAAGGAAGAAAAGCGAATTGAATGGAACGTTCAAAAAGACGCAGAAACCCCATTAGTGGTAGAATTTTCTAAAGAAGAACTGGATTATATGCGTAGGTCTTGTGAAGCTATTGCAGAACAACAAATGCCAGATGAAATGTGGGCTGTAGTTGAACGCATCTATAACGAAGCACAAAATTGATTTCTTACTTCTTTACTCACAATCATATCTTCCATACGAATGGGAATCTGTCTTACTGTACGGATTCCCATTTATTGTTTTAAATTAACAATATGGCTGTAGGATTAAAAGCACCAAACATAAAAATTGATTTCAAGCCATCTCCCAAACAATATGAATTATGGAAATTACTTCAACCCGACTATTGCCCTCATTGTGGAGGGCATATATCACAAAAAATGGTCGGACATGATATTAAAGGAAACCCACAATATAAACCATATTGCACATCATGCGGCTCTGAGAATCTACCACAACTTATTTTAGGAGGCGGTGCAGCCGGAGGTGGAAAATCTTATTTAGGAAGCTGCTGGCTTGTTAGTAGCTGTATGAGATTTCCAGATATACGTGCCGTTGTAGCTCGTAAAACCTTAAAGAGCTTGAAAGGTTCTACTTGGAATACCATAAAGAAAGTATGTAAGGAATGGGGGCTAAAAGAAGGGGTGAATTACAAAATAAACAATCTGGATGGGATATTGACATTTTGGAATGATTCAGTCATCATCATGCAAGAAATGGTTGACTTACCTTCAGATCCAAACTTTGAACGTTTCGGGTCTTCAGAATATACTATTGCATTCATAGATGAGGTATCAGAGATTTCAGAAAGAGCTATTGAGGTATTATTTTCTCGTCTTCGTTGGCGCACAGCAGAAACATTTAAAACTGCTAGAATGATGATGTCAACCAACCCTTGCATCAATTGGGTACGTTCGCGTTTTGTTCAAGACGATGAAGGAAATCCTGTATTATGCAAAGAAGGCGAAGCATACGTACCATTCTCTGTTTTTGATAATCCAGATATTCAGTTTGTACAGACCTATGTTGCAGCATTAAACAAAATTACAGATCGAGCAACACGAGAAAGGCTTTTATATGGAAACTGGGATTTTGTTGACTCAAATCTTATGGCTGCATATTGGAATTTTGATGGCGAAAAACATCTTATTGAACGGTTACGGGAAAAAGTTTATGATCCGATGAAACCAATCATATCAGGATGGGACTTTAATGTCGCTCCATATATGAGTGAGATGGAGTTGCAGATTAATTATGAGAAGAAAGAAATATATCTGCTGGAAGAAAATTTAGGTAAACCAGAGAACAAAGAAAACAATACCCCAAAATTATCTCAAAAAATAAGGGACAAACACCTCCAGAATCAGCATATAGGTGGAATAATTATAACAGGAGACCCAGCAGGATTAGCACGTAGCACGCAAACAGAAGAAGGTGTCAACAACTATACTATTATAGTGGACAATATGAAAAATAATGTGCTAAGGCCACGTATAAAATTGCTTCAGAAGCAGCCGCCACAAAGTACCAGGTTGGAGTTTGTTAATGCAATATTAAACGGGTTTGACGGTTGGAAATTCATGGCAGACCTACGGTGTCGTAAATTTACTGAAGATATGATATACCAGCAGAAGAACTCTGACGGCACCAAATCCAAGAAAAAAGTATTAAACCCCAAAACGGGTGGAAAAGAAGAAAAATACGGGCACTTATCGGACATCTTGGATTATGTATTGGTATTGTTTCTCTGCGACTCATGGAGACGGTTCCAAAATCAAAAGACAACAATTGAAACATATACAGCACCAGTCTATAACACTTTTGAATATTAATTATGTATAGAAGGTTTTTAAACAAAAACGATTATCTGGGTATCATTACGGAGGATGCTTTATCGCAGCTTACCCGTGGGAAAGATATTTGTTTTGTGCAGGCAGAACAAGCCGCTGAAGCATCTATTATGGATTACCTTACTGAAAATTACGAAATTGAACGCGAACTAAATCGAGGTAAATTCATCTTTGAATATGATCGAAGAATCAGTTATCCTATAGGATGTCATTTTTACCTTGACGGAGAAATATGCGAGGTAATTCAAGCTATCAATGGCTACAAAGCTCCTTGTCCTATATCTTATTGGCACGAAACAGAAGAGATACTTGACTTGGAAAAAATAGAACAATACAGCCAGATGAAAAACTATCGTCCCGGAGATGTGACAAAGTTCTTAGGAAGGACATATATATGTGACATCGCCAATGGCATAGACTTCAACGATATTCGTATTCCGGAAGTTAATGCCTGGGAAATGGTTGATACATACAAGTGGGACGCCGTTCCATACAATGAATGGGAAGTTGTAGAATATGAAGGCAAATTCTTCACCTTGCTAACAATGGATAATTATGACTGTCTGGTCAATCCAATGGAGTCTGACTGCTGGGGGATGATTGGAGAATATGATCCTTCACTCAATTCTTATGAGTTGTCAGAACACGAATATGTAGAATATAAAGGAAAAATTTATTATCCTATAATCAATCCCAATGCTGATGTACCGGAACTGGAAAGGAATATCAGATACCATGACCCAAGAAACTATAACTTGAAACGTCACATGGTTCAACTGTCATTATACGAGTTGCACAAACTGATTTCTCCTAACAATATCAGTACTGTACGAATAGATGACTACGACCATTCTATGCAATGGCTAAAAGACGCTTCCAGGCTAAAATTAAATCCTCAAATTCCGAGAAAAATTGATAACAAGAAAGAGCCTCTTACAGACTGGCAGATGGCAACCTTTCAAACATCTTATGACCCATATCAAAACCCTTGGCATGTATGAAATGGTTTTAATATGATAGCATCATCTCAAAATTAAAAATTAACCTCAAAAATTACATGGATCTTCTAAAAAGAATTAGGCAGAAAATAGATGAATTCTGCTTTAACCACATGAGAATGGACGGTGCCCAGCATCTGATTGCCGGTATCTTGATTTATGATGTACTCAAATACCTTATACCTGTTTGGAGTGCCATACTAATCACTCTGATTATACTTGTCGCCAAAGAAGTTGTTTTAGACAAATGGATAAGGAAAGGAGTAGCTGATTGGCATGATATAATCTGGGGAGTCATAGGACTTCTGTTAGGAGTGCTGTAATTTAAAAAGGTCTGCCATTAGACAGACCTTTAACAGTTCCTTTTAGAGTGCAGTATGAAAATCGTAATCTACATGTGCACTGGATTTCCACTACAAAAATACAACTTTTTTCTTGATAACCAAACTATATATCAATCTTTTTATATATCTTCAATATTGAATCCTGAATTATTAAAGATAATTGTCTTTACACTTGGGTATGGCACTCTATCAAAAGCTCTAAGTAACTCTGCTTGCATCTCTTTTACCCTATTAGATGATATTCTTCCAAGAAAATATTTAAAAACAGAATATATCCCAAACAAACTATTCTTTTGGTTTCCTAAATATCCTAATGGACCATCACTAATCGCTTCATCTAAATTTAAGTCAAATAGAACTTTACCATGAGCACAATAATTACGTAACTTTCTTACTACATTGATATAATTAGAAAATTGAGAAGGGTGGCTCATACCATATACATTAGAAATTTCACACAGTAATTTGGGGTTCTTCAAATTTTCATACAACTTTATAATCGTTCCAAAAGACATGAATTCCAATGCTTTCCATGCCGGTGGATTAGAACGTCCTTTGTGTTCACTCTTATCAGTTTTAATAAGAGATTCTTTTGCCATATCAATTAATGCTTTTTGATATTCAGGACTTAATATGGCCTCTTTTTTAATTACAGATTCATCTACATACCAATACGGATTATTTTTATAAGTATTAGATACATAATACACAATCGTAGTACGGAAGTTTATTTCTATACGACTTATATACTTTAAAAATATATTTCTTAAATCAAAGTCAAAATAATACAATTTGATGGCATAATCAAATTTAGTATTATCTTTAAAGTTGTGATCCCTTTTTACTTTTCGAGGATATGACTTTTCAAAAGGAAACCAATAAAAGCCAAGGCGAAAATATCCAATATCAAGCAAACATTCTGCTGCTTTTTTCTCATCTTCAATTTCCATACCTCTATTTTTTAATAGAACTATTTGCTCTTCAATAGTAGTTGCTGTTCCGGCCATATAATATTTTGTCACATTAAGTTTATACGATTACAGCATTCTATTCAAGAATGATAATCTTGATTAATAGATACAAAGGTATAACTTTTTATTCACAACTTTAATATTGAAATACATATTTTTATAATAAGCCCCGGTCACTTAGGGTGAATACCATGTGTCAAAACAGTAATCTGGGCTTTTACCTATTTTGGTAAGTCATAAATGACACACAGTGCAAAGTAACCGAGGCATATATTTTTATCTATTCGTCATATTGACGAAGTTCATCAAGTCTTGCTCCTTTATCAATACTCTACCGGCTGGCTTGGTGTACGGTATTCTTCCTTCAGCCAAGTATCGTTGAGCTGTTCTGTAAGATATACGAAGAAAATCAGCTGCTTCTCTTACAGTGACAAGTTTCATCTTCATACAATATTATTAAGTCGTTCAAACTCTTTGTCTACTTCAGCCTGGTATATATGCGCATATAGCTGCGTGGTCTGGATATTCGTATGTCCAAGCATTTTGCTAATAACCTCAATCCTCACCCCATTGGCTAATGCAACAGTAGTGGCAAAGGTATGCCGGGCAACGTGACTCGTCAGCTTCTTCTTTATTTCACAGAACGCCCCCAGAATTTTTAAATATGAATTGTACTTCTGGTTAGATATAACAGGCAACTTAAACTCATACTTCTTTAATATATTCATGACTTTATCCATGAGTGATATATTATAAGGAGTTCCGGTTTTTATTCTCTCATCTCGTATTCTATACATTCCGTCTGTCATTATAGCATCTTTGAAGTTGAAAATTGCCAAATCAGCATACGCCAAACCAGTATAGCAACAAAACAGGAAAAGATCTCTTACACGATTCAGACACATATCGTCAATCTGTTTAGCTTCGAGTTTAACCAGTTCTTCTTTCGTCAAAAACCTTCTTGCTACACGTTTGCCGCGATCTAATTTGAAATTCTGATATGGATTCTCTGAAATCAAATGAGCCGCGTATGCCTCTCTTACAAATACTTTCAGTATCTTGTGGTAATTATATACCGAAGACTGACATTTGCATCGTTTTTTGGCGAATTCATCGTATGCTCTGATATTTTCGTCACAAATATCAGTAAAATCTTTAATCCTGCCAAATTCTTTCAGTGCTTTTAGTACGCACTTCTGCCTTTGCTTCGTTGAATCAGTAACCTGTCGTTCGTATATCCGTTTCTCCATAAAGGACAGAAATGAATTTGTGGTTCCAGATTCCGAATTGTTCAAATACCGTTCCAATCTTTCAAAGGTGAAAGGAATGTTTTGAGAAGAGAGCTGATAGACAAAATCATATATCCCAGACACCATATCATTCAACTTTTGGTTGAACACTAATGACTGGGGGTGATTTTTAACTTTCAGGTCTTTGCCCCACTGGTCGGAATAGAGTTTTATGCCAGTTCCGACATACTTGCGTTTCCGCTGATAAGTAACCTCCATTTGTACGGAGGATTGACGTTTTTTGGTGGCTACGTGCTTTCTATCAAAGACGAGCCGTACAGATACATTGTTCATACTTTTACTTTAAGTATGATTGATAAATGTAGATAAGGAGAAATTGGGAAGATTTACGTCTGGTATCACACCGGGTATCACATTGGTATCACACCGGTATCACCCCCTAGTATCGCATTGGTATCACAAATATGTCACTATTTACTATACCTTGTCATAGTTTGACGTAATTAGTACTATCTTTTGATACTCCTTTAGATGTCAATTCATATAACATCTATTCAATTAATCTGCTGTAAACCAACAAAATAAGGAGGCAAAAACCTCCTTTTTCCTTGTACACCCTCGGAGAATATCGGTGGTAATCTCGTACCTTATATAGAGTCTCCGATTAGTTTAACCAACAGAATTTCAGCCGCGCCCCGTAGTTCGTGTTCGAGTTCGAAGATGCATTGTTCGCGTTCGCATAAGCGAGACCGCTGTTCGCATTCGAGTTGTTGCCAGACCGCAAAACACAACGGCGCGTGGGATTGTCCACCTTCTATGTTTTAAAGAGTTATACTTCCAAAACCTGCAATACTTAAAGAGGCCTCCATCCCCATTGCTCTGAATACACGCGCAACAGTCGAAAGTGTCAGATTCCTACCACTTTCTATTTTCGACACCTGTGCACGCTGAACACCAATCTTCTGGGCTAGTTCCTCTTGTGTCATATTTTGGGATTTCCGGGCTTTCTTAATAGCCTCACCGATAAGGAACGACTGCAATTCAGCCTCATATTTATCCCTATGTGGTGTCCCGACTTTCCCAATGTGCTTATCCTTAACTTCATCAAGGGTATAAAATTTAATCGTTTCCATATCACTATTTTTTTGAGTTGAAATACAATTTTCTAATAGCTTCCGCTTTGTTAATCTCTTTACTTGGGGTCTTTTGTGTCTTTTTGACAAATCCATGCGTAGCAATAACTAATGTTTCCGCATCAGTATCCCAAAAAGCCAACAAACGATATTGAATACCTTTATAAAGAGTGCGGAACTCCCAAATATCCGTACCATCCAATTTTTTAAAAAGGTCTTTATCCATATATCCATTGGCAACCTTATCTACATTATAAACAATCTTGTCTTTAATGTCTTGGCACAAAGTATCAAGAAAGGCATCTGCCTCGCTTGACATTATCACTTTGAATCTTGCTTTCAATTCCATACCTTGTTATTGCATTGCAAAGATACAAAAAATGTTCCATATATAGAACATTTTAAGGCACAAATATTCATGCTGCTCTATAATATATTACCCAACCTACATTAGAAAAAGAGAGAGGGAGCAGTCTCCCGTTGGTCGACTCTCCCTCTGACGCTTTTTTCGCAAGAACGAGTTTCGCTCTATTCAATTATTACGAATTTTCCGCGGAAGGCCAGCCGCGCCCCGAAGTACGAGTTCGAGTACGAAGATGCATTGTACGCGTACGCACAAGCGAGACCGCCGTACGCACCCGAGTTGTTGCCAGACCGCAAAACACAACGGCCTTTGCTACTATTGATCCAATAACCAGCCGCATAATGAGTAACATACTTACTCGTATCTGCATTATGAACCCTGCTTGGCAAAATATCGCATTTTGCTCCATGTACCAAGCGTACCACACAATTTGCATTGGAAGATTCAACTGATTTCACTGTACGTTCAGTCTTTTTCACAGGATCATAAATATGGGCTATATAATCCGAAGGATACGAACTATCAGTATCAATACATCTTGCTTTGTAGAATGTTTCATAACTTGGGATATTAAATGCAATATAATCCATCCACTCTGAATCACAGCCTACATAATGCTTCAAACCAAGTATAGAATTAAGAGAATTGCCAGCATTACTACTATCTGCCATACCAATGGAATCCAGCTTATTTAAAATAGCGTCATGTCCTCCATTACCGACTACAGATTGTTCGTTGGTTGTTCCGTTTAATGCCCACCAAAGATTACTAATCTCTTTGTGTTGTTCATAATCCTGTAATTGGTAACCTGCACCTCTCAAACGGGAAATATTCTGGAAATCCTTTGCTGTGTAGTTTAAGGTAGCAATCGGCATCTCAATAGGATTACCACTACTATCGTATTTCCATTCACCTGACGTAGTGGATGTACCATTACCTTTCTTTGAGCGTACCTCGCCAGAAAGACTTCGTGGCATCTTCAAACCGTCAATAGTAATAGGATAAACACCTACAAGACTGTCATTATCACCTACTGTATGTTCAGTCCATTCCGGCTCAAGAGCCTCAATGCTGGCACTATCCACAGAAAGACACTCAACATCACCAATGTCGCGAAAAGAAGTAAAATAGAACCATTTTGCACCGCTAGGTACATCGCAGAATACACACTCACCTATAGAAAAGTCAAAATACGTATGACTTACGGACATAATGAATATACCAAGTACACAATTACCTTCATCAGTGAATACACCACCTAGTCGCGCATGATTCAATCCCGGCCATTTCACCTGCTTCATACCTTTTACGTCCATCTTATAGCTGTTAGTATTAGAAGCTGTAGATATAACATCCTCACTCATAACCTCACCAATAACAGCATCATTCGCATACACTCCAGTATTCTCCTTGTACAGAAGTTCAGAAAGTTTAGCCTTCTTGCTGTGTAATGCAGTTGAAATAGGCTCGTTTTCCGTAACAGAAGTAATAAAATACTTCACTTGGTTCTTATAATCATTTACGCCCTTATACCAATAGTGAGGAGCATGCCAAAATATATCAAAACCCTCCCCTGCCGTATCTGCAACATCAAAGCTACTACCATCTTTCAGATAATTAAAGTCTGTATCACTCAACTGTACACCTTCCATTTGATTCTTCTTCGTGTTGAACGAGCATTTAAAAGCATGGCAACCTTTCTTTATAGCAAGAGTATGCCCACTAGGAATATATGTGTTACCGTAGTCTTCACCTGTCTTGTTTTCAGGATTGCTGTACTTCTCACATGAATCGTTATCCACAACATCATTGATTTTCACAATAGAAAATTGCGAATTATGGAGCTCTAACTGTGGAAAATATGCAGTAAGGACATTTACTTCACTCTCTTCTACAAGTTCACTCAATATCCAACGTCCTGTAATACCACTACATTGTCCACTCTCATCGTATGCGTTCCCGTTTGCATCAAGCCCAATTGCTCCACTATCCTTTATAGAACGTAACAAATCAACACTAGCAGTTGCATTTACATTAGGAATACGTACAGTTCTGATCGCACTCGCATTAATTATCTGCTCTAAAAGTGTCATAGCATCCACATACGGACATTCATTTACGAATATCTTTGCTACCTTGCCTACACCTCCTAGCGTAAGTCCTCCGGGATAAGTCAGGTTTGGCAAATTGTCCAATACAAGTTCCGTCATCGTATCGGGCAGCGTCAATGTACTAATGGGAGCAGTTTCTGCAAGGTCTATGGTCGATAACCCTGTGCCATCCGCATATACTTTCTCCAAACGTGGACACTTCGATGCGTTAACGCTCAATAGTTCCGTATGCCGCACATCGAATACCCGCAAGAACGGCATATCGCCCAAATCAAGATTGGTCATATAGCCAGTGTTACCAGGCGACATCGTCCAATCTCCGTGCGTGTTGCTACCAAGGAAAAGTTCCTGCAACAACACCATCTTCGACAATGTATTACCGAATTGAGGGTCAATGCTGATTTCACTCAAGTCAATCATACTCATACGGTCGGCTTGATAGATGTAGAGCATGATGTTCTCGCCATGTTGGAAATTACTGAACACACCCTCTTCTCCAGCTTTCAGATAGATGCCCTGCGTGATGTTTCCACTGTCGTTACCAATTCCGAAGTAGCCTGTCTTTGCAGCCTTAAAACGGATAACCGCCCCCTCTTTCGCACCGATACGACCGCCTATATAACCGCTCTCTGCTTTGAAGTCGCCACAACGGTAGTAGCCGTCGCGGATTCTCCAACGTTGTTCGATGAACGCCGGTAGAGAAGTAAGTCCCAATCCCTGCAAAGCATAGAAATAAATATCGCTGTATCCGGTGTATTTGATGTACTTACGCTCTCCGTCGTAACTTGACACCACTTTTGGCCACTTCTTCAATATTTCCGTAACGAAGTAATGGAGCGCACCTTTCGGAGAGAATGGCCCCGAACCAATGCCGAGCGTGTCCGGAAGTGAACGCATGGTGTCAGCGATAGCCGAAAGCGTAATGGTGTTACCGTTTTGATCCACCTCCATAGTCTGCTGTCCGCGTATGTCGTTCCACAACACACTGCCTCGTCCTGCGTACGCGCTACTCGTCAAGTCGCCAGGGTCAACCTCTGGATCAATGGTCTGACCACCGTCATTGTCCTTGCCGTTACAAGTATCACAATCATACACCTTGTTGCAGTACATTCTTCTGGCTTCCATACCGTTTGCTCCACTATATACTCCGTCTTTCACGCTGCAACCGTCCTCCAAGAACCACATAGGTTGCATATTCTTCGCCTGTTGGTCAACGGCGGCAAGGTAGTCCGTAAAGAGATAGTACGACACAAGGCTGTACGGATTTATGTACTTCCACATCTTCGTTTTCCAAATCTCCTTCCAAGTGTCTTTAAGTTCCTCCTTGGCATAGTCGCAACTGTCGCAGAACACCAACACGTTAAACAAGTCGCAAGGTACTTTGCGTCCCATAGCCAAGTCTATTTGCAGTTGGTCATCGTCTATCATACACTCGAAGTAGCGTGTCCACATCGGATAGGTCGGTTGTCCGAGTTTCAGTTTTGTTACCCACGATGATTCTGCCGTGGTCGGTTCCATCATATCATCAATGCTTCCCACTCCCTGCCACCAGTTCATGGCATCATAAGTCAGCAGTTCATAACCGCTTACAGGATTCAACACCTTACCTGTTATCTGCCACTTGCCATCTACCTGCTTCATTTCTCCGCTTTGTGCAGTCCAAGCACCGCTCTCGTATGCCATAAAGCGGTAGTTCTCGCCACAATAAAGGGAGAGCATATAGAGTTTACTTTTGTCTGTGGTACTATCGCTCTTGAAGCGTGATTCAATTTCATCAAGGGTTTCGTCTCTTCTGCCGAAGTATTCGATGAAGTCGCCATAGTTCAAACACCCTTTGTTGTAGCCGGGTGTGTCTTTGAAACCGAGTGCCACCTGCTCGCCTTTATCCTCTTTCCAATTACCTTTGGCATGGAACCAAGCATCGGTAAGACTTTCCATAGTCGAACGGAATGCGGCAATCGGGTGGTTGGCAGTCGAATGGTTCATCGTCAATCCGCTCAATGATATGTCTCCTTTTACCCATGTTCCGTCAAAGGCACGTTGTGCCGGAGTCAGATAGTTGTTGCCAAGGGCACGATATGTAGCATTCATAAGGTTACAAACTCCGCAGTCATTGGCATTGCTACTATCGGAATAGTCCACCTTTACCGTGATGATTTTCACAGGTATAGAATTCTCGCCTACACGTACATAGCCTAATTTCATCAGGTCATACGAAACCTTTGCATCTTCGTTGGTATATTCCGGATAGATAGGAGAAACTTCCCAACCGTCATTCTTCTGAAGATAGAAACGGTCATTCTTGATAGGGCGCTTTGCCGATGTCGTTCCCTGTCTGCGCCATTGCACATTGATAGCCTTGAAGCTGCGCCAAGGTCGTTTGGGATCATAGTAGAATAGTGTGCATTTGAACTTCTTGCTCGTGTCAATATCTCCGTCAAAGGTGTCAAAAGTCTGCTGATCATTCACAACTACATAGTAAGGGATACCTTTGGCGGCAAGAGATTCAAGAGTCGGACGGTTTTGCGTATCAAGCAAATTCTCCCTCTCATATTCATCAATCATCGCCGTTGTGTCGGTCAGTTTGCACAAGTAATTTCTAAATGCCTGTGCCCACTCGTAGTAACTGTTGTAAGCAAGGATGTAATAAAGGTATAGGTCTCCCTCTGTTCCGTCAAAAGTGACAGTCTTTGAGTTGAGAATAGCTCCGCTGTTACTGATATATCCTATACAGCCCACCTCTTCGCCATCCAAATACAGCTTCATGCATGAATAGTTGCTGCCACCACGGGTTACAAAGATAGTTGAAGGCTCCACAACGATAGCCATAGTGTGCTTTTCTCCGTTCTTAAAAGAGCGTTCTACCAATGCCGGCTGACCTGTTTTGCAGAAAATAGCAACCTTGTTTCCGCATACATAGAATCCGGCACCGCTGTCGGCATCGTAACACTCTATGAGTTTTGAGCTGGCTTCCTTGATGTTCTTGGTCGCAAAAGCGAATTGGAAAGCACAACCACTAACACTTTCTACGGACGGATTTCCGAAAGGACGGTAATCCAATATCTCGGCTGTCACATTCTCGGCAATGCGCAAAGAGCGTTCGTTCAGATAGTCTATAAATCCGTTGCTTGACCAGTTCGCACCTTTGATTTCCATCTTTACCCCATTGTTGATAATGGTGTGGTCACTTTCACTGTTGCTTCGTGTGGAGAAGTCATACCCAAACAAAGCACCGTCCTTGATGGCAATGTCAATGGCACTTCCTTTAACCGTCACTTCTATTTCATTGGTGCTGACACTTCCACTTTCAGCGTGTACAGTAATACTTTGGCTTCCGTCCGCCTTATAGCCGCTTATCTGCTTGTTCACGGTAATCGTTTCAGCAATCATGGCATCAACAGAAGTAACCTTTTCTTCATCATAGAAGACATCAATATGCGTTTCTGTCTTGCCAGGTGTATAGGCAGCTACTTCTACGGTCAGATTGTCATACAGACGCAATGTACCATTGTTCTTGTCATTGAAACGGAGGGCGACAATAGGTGTGCTATTATTCTCGTCTATGCACATAAGGGCTGAATAGATGGTATTGCCTTTTACCCCCGACTTGCTTTCCGTACCGAAGATACGCACAGGATATGCACCATGCGAGAGCCGTTCACCACCACCAAACACATCGTTCGGATTTACGGATATACTCTTGGTATAACTGTCGCTTACCATTGCTTCACCAAGTTTCTTCCATTCTCCGTTGTAGTACATTTCCACGGTCGCAAGTATGGATGATGTGTTATTGGGAAATTTATAAAACTGTCCGATGTTCTTGGCAGATCCACCTACGGTAAGAACAGTGTCACTTGTGTAGTTCAATGCCATAGGCTGCTCCACGGTGATGTCCACGGCTACTACTGTAATGGCTTTCTTCTTAGTATTTCCGTCAGCATCTGTAGCTTGCACAAAGAAACTCTTGCTCGCCGCTCCGCTGAAATAGCCAGTAAAGTCAAGTTCAAACTTGTAGTCTGTGGCACTTGCAGAACCTACGATATTCATGTCCTCGCTAAATAGGGTTAGTCCCGTACTTGCATCAATTATGCTCACATTACGGATAACGCCAAGTGTTTCTACACCTCCCGGATAACTCACACTACGTAGGGCCAGATTAATTTTTATGTCAGAACCGAACGCTACAATGGGAGCGACATCCTCAAAATAAATGGATAGGGTACTGTCCTCGCTGGAACCGCCTCCACCTCCGTTCTTAGGTATTTTCAGTATCACATCTTCTATTTGTCCACCATTCAGGTTCACAGCTTTGTAGTAGATATAATCCTCATCGCTTTCCTCGTCAAAACCAGCGATTGCTTTTTCCTGCATCGCGTAAGCACCGCCTGTTGAAAGTGCATCTTTTCCTCCCTCTGCTGGGGTGTCCGATGTTTCCACCTTGCCACCTCCGTTTCCAAAGGCTACCCACGGCTTCAAATCATCCGGGTTTACATCGCTTACTTCTCGTGTAAATTGATAGGCAAGCCATACAGGTGCACCGTTGGTGTCGCTCTCTGCAGTCTTGAATGTCACTACAATACCGCTCTTAATGTATGCCACTCCGCTCTCTTGCTCAAGGTCAATAATTGCTTTTATGGCGGTGGATAGCGTATATTCCACATCTTTGCACAGGGCGTTTACATTGATTGTGTTGCCAACGCTTTCTCCGTTGGAAGCTCCGAAGTCCGTCCAGTTGCTTTCCTTATTCCAATCATCAGTGATAACCCATTGTTTGGACTGCCAACCTGCTTCAGTCTGAAAGGTAAGCACAATACCTGGTATTTGCAAAGATTCAGCATATTCGGATGTCGCACATCTATCAAGAGCCACCGAGAATGTTATCTTACGATTAGTAAGTCCAAAGAGTTGGTTCACATTTACTACGCTTCGTGCTACTATCTGTTTGTAATGGGACAACAATACGTTCTGGTTTTCCGTAATATCTTCATTGGCTTGTAGCATTTTCTGCTTCAAATCCGCACCCTCATCGCCCGGAAATGCGGTCGAACTTGTATAGCCAAGGGCGAGGTCTGAACCAATGATAACAAGTGCCGAACCGCTCCAACGATAAGTCTTGTTTGTAATTGTGTCAGAATACACCTTATCCGAAACAGGAGTTATCCCGTCAATAGTTTCATTTCCAAACAATTCGGAATCCAGCCAGTTGTTGTAATATACACCGTCATAGAAAAGAACAAGCGAATCGGTGTCCTTATGGTAGTAAATCTTACATCCATCATCCGTTGAACTTTTCCCGATAGACGATGGTTGAACAACCACTTTTTCCACGAAACCGTCGAAATCTTTCACATCATCCATAGAAGCCGGTAAATAACGGCTAGGTACTTTTCCATACTCATTAAGAGGTGCAATACCACCATTTTCTCCTTTCGTTCCCTTAAAGTCATTCAATTGGTTTCCTACCTCATTCGCTTTGGCACTTGCTTTGTTGGCGGTGTCTTTGGTTGTATTTACCTGTTCCTGCAAAGAATTGACACTATTCCCAAGTGTAGTAAGGTTAGTATCTTGCGAGTTATTTTTATCCTCTATATCCGATACATCATCTTGTAATTTAGTAATATCTTCTTGTAGCTTTTCAACAGCTTCGTTAAATTTACCACTGTCTATAGAAGGATTACCACCTGTCTGTCCAGTTGGAACCCACTCGCCTCCATCACCCACGTATATAGGAGCAGGTAAGGAAAGCCCGACAAGTGCCCACCAACCGTCATGCGGAAACGGGTAGGCTGCTTTCAATTTTTCAATAGTAGTAAAGAGACCTTTACTAGCTGCTTTGATATTCTTTGCCTCAAGCCACCCCTCTATTTTTACGTTTCCTTTTAAATGGATTTTACCTTGGACGGTAACATCTCCACCTACTGCCGCATTACGACTGACGGAAACATCACCATCTATCTGTGTTGATTTTATCGAACTCATATTAATACTGATTTAGCTAATTCGTTCAATGCAGAGCTTTTCTCCACATCACCGAACGTTGTTAATACTAATGCGGCAATAGTATATACCACCGCGTCATAACATCGCTGACAAATCTCTATCGCACCGTATTTGTCTATCTTGGGATAAGGAAGATAAACCGCACGACTGACCGTTGCATCCTGACTTTTACAAGAATAAAACTCTAATACCCTCCCCTCTGGTCGTATAGAAATAGCACATACAGGACGTTGTGTAGTGCCACGTATTCCTTTGAACCGGGAAGATTGCTTCTCGTATTCAGGATCGTCGACATTTATAGGATAGAATACTGCACGCTCCCAATCGCTCATCTGGAAAACAACAAAACGCATAAAATCCTCCGGCAATAACACCCAACCACTTTCACATTTCTGCCAATACACCTCATCTCCGAAGTTATGTCCTCCATCGAGTAGATAAGGAGGTGCAGAACTGTGCACACGTTTTACAGCCTCAATAATCTTTGATTTAATGATGTCGTTTAATGCAAGCGTGTCTACATCACCAATTTCTTTCAATACATCACTCGTTGTGTTTTGGTCAAGTGCTATACGAACATCTCCAGCTATCTCGTCAAGATGATATACCGTCATACGCTATTACTTTATTATTACAATCCTTCGAACTCTATTCCATGAGCTGCAGCTTGTTCCAGAATGGCTTTAGTAGAACGCATAGAAGTACGGCTGATACCGAATTTGTCAGCAAGATAATCCTTAGCAGCTGCAATATCACTCATTTTGACCTTGCAAACAGTTTCATCATTCCCTGCCCCTGCGTTATCTTCCGTCTCTCCGTTTTGCTCAACGTTCTCGTTGTTATCCAATTCAGTCTTGTCTACATTCTCAACAGCCGGAATTTCTTTCTGATTCTTTAAAGAAGTAACCTTTTGTTTGTCTGTCGCCTTTCTTTCAGCACTTTGCCCCTGTGAAGTTTGGAGTCTAAACAACTTTCCAAAGTTGTAATGTCTCTCTATTGACCTTTGTAAGATTTCATTATCTGTGGTAAATACACTACTACCATTTGACAAGGGAGTAAACGTTATATGAAAATTCTTTTTGCTTGGAAGCACAACATTAATACTAATATTGGTGTTCGCTATGTAAGTTTTAATAATCATATTGTCGAATGAATTAAAAAAGGGATAGGATTTCTATCCCATCCCCCGATTAATAATTTGATTTATTTATACTCTAATTAAGCAGTTTCTGAACCACTATCTTCTACTGTTGCAGGTGCCTTTGCAAGTCTCATACGCGCATGTGCCTTTGCATAACGCAGATATAAGCAACTTACTTCCTGAATCACTACTGCATCGGTACGACGAATACCCGCTTTCTTCAAGTCAAGCACATTGCGTGCCCAAGACACGTGGGTTTTCTTGGAAAGGTATTCCGGATCCATGGCAAAACCGCAATCACTCATACCATTCACATCAAATAATTCATGATGAATGGTAAGAACTTCTCCGAAGTCAGTATCCCAAGATTTAAATTTCAAGTTCCAAACCTCAACGGTATCTTTCAAACGAAATTTCTCACTCTTAATCTTGGAGAATGCCGAAAGCATATCACTTCCGCAGAATAAAATCTTACGCTTATTACCGATACCAGTACCGACAAAAAGGTCTTTGGTTATATCCACGAGATTTTCATCAGTAATCTCGGCACAGTTCTTTTCGCTGTTCCATTCACCAACCTCGATATCCTTTCCTGCCATCCACCAGATTCCCCCTGTAAACCAGGTATTCATACCGTCCTTGGCAACATGTTTGATAACCTGTTTAACGCCAAACAAGTAGGTATTCTCCATGGCAAGGCGCATATCATATACGCCATCTTCTTCAATATCGGAAAAGTTCCAATTCACTTCTTTGGCAGCAATCTTGTCAAAGGTAGACTGTTCTACCTGTATCATGAAGTTCTGACAGTACTGTGTTTCCGGCATAGGAATATTGTTGAAACGCCCAGTCTGCACATCCAGTTCACCACAGGCCTTTCCCATACGGACAAGAGTCGTTCCTTGCGGAATCTCTGGTAAAAGAATGGGTTGCTTGCTTGAATCATCCATTTTCCCATTTACTGCATAGACTGTCGGCAAATTAGTTGAACTATCCTTTCCGCACACACAAAGTTCAAGGTCAGGAACATTGCTGTCACTTTCTGAATATGCAGTCCCATCCGGTTTAGTAATAGCACTTACACCTACCACACGGATAGTGTCATCCAATGTGAACATATTCAGATCACTCACTGGCAAAGAAACACTTGCACCACCCGTCATTGCTTCCAATTTTTTATTAGTACTACACTTTATTTCGCGTGTACCCACACTATAGTACTTCACCTCAAAAGAATTAGTACTACTTGATTTCGCATAACGACTAATTTGATCAATAGGTGTCGCCATCGGACGAATTTTCACAATGCGCTTATCTACATCGCTTAAGTAAAAATTCGGGTCTCCATTTTCACGACCACCGGTTTCTGTGGCAATACCATCTGTTCCACCCGTACCGTCTGCACCGGCTGTCATTTTACCTGCATCTGGCAGGTTTGATGCGTCAGCCATCATGACACCGCTTGATGCACTCGTCACAAACGCTAATATCATTAGCGTAATGCGACAAAAGAAATTCATTACTTTCTTCATTGCTTGAAATTTTAATTGTTAATAAATGAATTGTGTATCTTTATTTGTTTATTGACCTACGTTTTTCGCCTCCACGTTCCCAAATATTTTGTGCACCATCATATCGACTTATTGCACCAAGATCTGGCATTTGTCGTGAGCCTGCATTACCACCTCCATTCTTTCCTGCAAGATTAGCAGTACCGTCACTCTTGCTCCCTTTGCGTAGTTTTTCCTCAATCTTACTATTACGTCCCTTCACTTCTCCCTCATGACTGGCTGTTTCTACATCGCTATCATGTTTGATAGCCTTGATAGCCATTTGAATACTATCACGAGTGAATTTACCAAGAAGTCCGTCCTTCATAATTCCAATCAGAAACTCCATTGCTTGATCTATTTCATCATCAGAAATACCTTCCTCCTGCTGCATTTGTTCAAGAGTAGAAAGAGTCGCATTAATGTTCTGCTGATACTGTTCTTCAAACTCCTTCTCTTTGGTTATTCGTTCCGCATACTCTTTGTTGGCAGCAGCAAGAGCTTCTTGCTTCTCTGGGTCTTCAAGTGCAGCTTTAAAATCATCACCAAATTTGCGTATCATACCGATGATTGGGTCCTCCCCTTTACGCCAATCAGTGAGAAATGCTGCACTACGTGGATTACTCGCAAAAAGATCGGAAAGTGCTTTTTCCCGTTCTTTATAGCCAGACAATTCTTTGTCCAAACCGTCGTATTCATCGTTAATTTGAGCGAATAATGCCTCGTCGTCGGCAAACTCTTTATCGGGATACTTTGCTTTCAATCGATCTGTGTATCGCTCGCGATTGCTCTTAACTTCCATATTATTAGGTATAATGTGAGAAAAATAAATTTTAGTCTTTATCTACAAAGCAAAAATAGCGAGGGAAAGAAGGATTCCACGTTTATCTTTTTACGCTCCAATCTATAACTTTGGAACATAGATAAATAGAAAAATGAAGCATAAAGGCGCTATAATGGAATACTCAAAGGAACGTATGGACGATTTAATGAGAGCATACGATGAATACATTTCATCATGCGACTATATCCGTATGTCCGAGGTATACAAAATAATAGTCAATATGCCCTCTCGCCGCTTTTGGGTTAGTGACATACGTGCTGCATTGATTATTTCTGCAATGATGAGAGGTAAAACAGATTTGAGCACAATGTGCCCATTGAAAAAAGAGATGTATGAAGAAATTTATAATCGGGTATTTAAGCTTCAAGAAGAATGTCCTGAATTAACTATTTCCGAACTGTGCGCCAAAGTTATTGCACAACCTGCTCCTAAATTCTACCTTACGCCAGGCAGTGCAAAAGTAATGGTATGTAAAGCAAGAAAACAATGGATACAAGAAAAATGGAAAAGATTACGGCTCTTGTAATTTCTACTATTGTTGTAGGTTTGTCATTTTTCAAAGTATGGGATTGGCAAACTGTAGGCATTTACGCAGGAAGTGATATTGCCGGACGTGTATTGTACCCATTTTTTCACGCAAACATTCTGCACGCTTCCCTTAATTCATGGTGTTTGCTTTCAATGGTTTTTATTTATGACATTGGAATATGGCGGTTAGTACTAGCTTACATAATTGCTGTTACGATTCCAGTTGACACTATTGAGTGTTTTATTGGTGAAATGACATCACCAACAGTAGGATTATCGGGAATAGTATTTGTTTTATTTGGCTCAATCTCGTTTGAAGTATTACGCAAACAATATTACCAGTTGTGGATGATATTCTATCTTACTGCAGGTTTCTTATTTCCACACACCAATGCAATATTACACCTATGGTGTTATATGTTAGGTTTCCTTGTGGCTCTGCTTAACAAGCCGATAATAAAAAAGTCACATGATTAAAGGTAATATAAACATAAAAGCCATTACCAATATACTAATAGAGAATGAACGCCGTAATTCAATTATTTATGCAAAATTTAATCCTATTACCGGCGAAGGTTCTGTAGGGGGACGTGTCAAATGTACCATTAGTGATTTTCCTATACGCAATCAATGGCTACCAAAGCGTGTAATGAAAATACCGCTTGTACGTCAACTTGTGGAAGCAGGTTCTATTGCCAAATTCCTTACGGATTACATGGGAGTAGAAGACAATCCGGATGATCGGCTGAAAGTTATAGAGCAATTTGTACGCATACGTAGCCGCGAGGACTTTCCATTTTGGGCAGCTACATTCGTTTATATCAAGAATAAAGGTGGTGGAGAAGATGTATTGTTCCGTCTTACAAGACCGCAACGTCGCTTTGTGGAACGGCTCGAAAAATTACGTATTGCAGGAAAGCCAATACGTATTATTCTACTAAAGGCGCGACAATGGGGCGGCTCTACCACTTCACAGCTTTATATGGCATGGTTGCAACTCCTTCACAAAATAGGACTGAATTCACTCATAATAGCACATCAAGGTGCAGGTTCCGATGAAATCAAAGATATGTTCGACAGGATGATTAAAAAATATCCAGTCGAAATGCTTCACAAGATTGATGAGCTTTACAATGAGAATGAGCCGAAACTTGTAGGAGTGGGTAAGTCGGGTAGCATATACCGTGTTCCTCAACGAAACTGAAAAATTTAATATATAACTATTTAACCATTTGTAAATGAGTAGTTTATGAATTTTGT